TCAGCAGATGAGCAAGGCCGTGCTCGGGCAGACCGAGACGGTACAGTCCTCAAACAGCAGCGGCTACGCGCAAGCGAAGGTGCATGAGCGCGTTGGCGGAACTCTCCTCAAGTCCCGCGCCAAGTCTGTAGCTGCGGACATCACTCGTGACCTTGTTCAGCCGTTCATCGAATGGAACTTCGGCAAGGGCTACGAGGTGCCCCGGTTCGAGTTCATCACTCAGGACCCGGTCGACATCGGCGGGTTCGCTGACGCCATCAGCAAGCTCGTCGGCTCCGGCCTGAACATCTCCCAGGAATGGGTGCGTGACCAGATTGGCGCACCAGAGCCCATCGATGGTCAGGACGTGATGGGGGCAGATGTTGACCCAGCAGCGGAGCAGGAAGCCCCAGAGGCGCCGCAGAGCAAGCCCGAGCCCCCTCCTGAAGAGGGAGAGCCGGAAGACGACGAAGACGCGGCCTAGCGCCGTTTAGGAGGCGCGAATGGCGCACGACATCGAGACCAAGCCGGTTCAGGCCTACGGGCTGAACGTGAAGAGCATTCGACCCGATACCCGGGAGGCGGACTTCGTCGCATCGACCGCTGCCATCGACTCGCACGGCGAGATCGTTGAGCAGGTCTGGGACCTCGAACGGTACACGAAGAACCCCATCGTCCTTTACGGGCATGACCGATGGGACTTGCCAATCGGCAAGAGCACCAAGGTTGGCCTGGTGAATGGGCAGCTTGAGTGCACCATCCAGTTCGCGTCCAAGGAGATGAACGAGAAGGCCGAACAGGTCTGGCTCCAAGTCCAGGGCGGGTTCCTCCGAGCGGTCAGCGTCGGCTTTCGCCCAAACGAGGTGAGGCTTGAGGTCCGTGACGGTGAGGACGTTTGGGTCCTGTCCAAAAACGAACTGCTGGAGATCAGCGTCGTCCCGATTCCCTCGAATCCGGAGGCTCTGGCGAAGATGAAAGCCAAGGCGCGCGATGCGCTTCAGGCCACAACGGTCGCAACCGGCGACACGGAGAAATCAATGGAAGTCACCGAGCAGGCCGCGAAGGCCGAGCAAGAAGAGGCCGCTGCCGTCGCAGTGGTCGAGACCGTTACGCCCGCCGCAGAGCAAGCCACGGAACAGCCTGCCGAGAAGCAGGCCCCCGAGGCCGCGCACACTACCGCCGTCGAGTCGACGGACGACGTCGCGAGCAAGGCTGTTGCGGAGCGGGATGCCGCACTGAAGGCCGCCCAGGAAGCCCGCGCAGAGTTGGATGCGATTCGCGCCAAGGCGATTGCCAAAGAGGTGGATGACCTCGTGGGCAAGAAGTTCATGCCCGCCGCGAAGGACGCGTTCCTCGCCCTGGCCAACCTCTCCAAGAAGCACTTCGACGCCATCGTTGAACACCTTCCTCCGCTCAAGGTGCTGGACCAGGTGATTCCGCAGACGAACGACAAGGCCGTCGGCGCTGCTGACCTCGGTGAGTTGTTGCTCAAGGAGCAGGACGAAGACGCGCCGGCTCAGGGCGATCTCGGCTCGCTTCTGTAACCCGTTCGGCGCGCCGCAGGCCGCCACCAATCGAAACAAGTCAACCGGCGCGAATCCAGCCGACTGCATACGACGCAGTGGGAACGGGAGAGGTGCGTCCTGAAGAGGCAAACACATGGCTACTCGTCCCCATATCAAGAACCAAAACGCGCTCGTCCAGGCATTCGTCGTCCCCGCCACCAAGGCTGTCACGCTCGGTAAGCGGGTGAAGTTCAGCGGCGCGGACAACGCCGTCGAAGACTGCGGCGCCAACGAGGACGGCATCGGCATCGCGATGGAATCCGGCGTTGCCGGCGACACCGTATCCATCGCCCTCGAAGGCTTCGCGGTTGTCGAGGCTCTTGTCGGCACCGGCGGCGCGACGCGCGGCGCATACGCCAAGTTCCTCGCCGACGGCTTCACCGACCAGGCGACCGCTGACGGTACCACCGTCCGATTCCTCGCCGGCAAGTTCATGCAGAGCGGCGTTGCGGGTGACCGCGTCGGTCTTCTGCTGGGCGTCACCTCGCCGCACTCCACGTCCTAACGGACAGACAAGCGCTTTGAGGGCTCGCGCTTTCCACCACTGAGCCCTCACCCAACAACGCCACAAGACGTGTCTCGCAGGGTGCGGAACGCGACGGCGGCGCTCGACTTTTGACCAGAGGATTCAATGCAATTCGACACCAAGAACGACGTCGTCGCTCGCGCCAAGGCCCTCATTGCGGACCCCCGCAACAAGGAGCTTGTGCTCCGCGCCAATGAGGCGCTCGTTCGCTGCAAGGGCATCGCTGGCTCCCTGCACAACGACACCACCCTCACCAACCTGTCCATCCAGTACAAGAACCCCTCCCTCATCGGCCTCCAGCTGATGCCGGTGGTGAAGGTGGACAAGCTCTCGAACAAGTTCGCCAAGTACTCCCAGCGCGACCGTCTGGCGGTGCCATCGGACGAGGTGACCAACCGCTCCATCCCCAACGAGGTCAGCGAGAACCGCTCGTTCGACAACTACAGCTGCAAGCAGTACGCGCTGCTCAACTACATCGACGAGATGGAACTCCAGAACCAGGACGCTCCGCTCAACGAGATGGTTGACCTGATGGCCGCGGTGAACGACGCGCTGGCCTTGGCTGAGGAGCAACGCATCGCGACCATCCTCACCACGGCCGCGAACTTCCCCACCGCGAACAAGGTCACCCTGTCCGGCACGGACCGCTGGTCCATCACCGGTGCGGAAGGCAGCACCAGCGACCCCATCCGTGACATCCAGGTTGCCAACCGTGCGGTGTGGAGTGGCTTCGGCAACACCAAGCGCATCGGCTACTGCTCCGGCTCGGTGTTCGATGTGCTCAAGCGGCACTCGAAGATCTCCGACCGCTTCAAGTACGTGCAGAGCGGTCTCCCGCTGCGCACGCAGATCGCGCAGATGCTGGAGCTTGACGACATCCTCGTCGGCGACGCGTGGAACGACACGGCCAACATCGGCCAGGCGCAGAGCAACGCCCGCATCTGGGGCGCCTACTTCGGAGTGGTCTCGGTGGCATCGTCCCCGAGCACCCGCAGCGCGCACTTCGGCTCCACATTCCGCATGGGCGACAAGGTCTCGAACCAGTGGTTCGACCCGAAGATCGGCATGGCCGGCGGCTACTACGCCAAGGTCGGTATGGCGGAGGATCACAAGATCGTCGCCAGCGATGCCGGGTACCTCATCTCCGCCACGGTGGCCTAATGGCATCGCCGAAGAAGGAAGCGCCTCCTGAGGGAGAGCAGTCCAAGGAACAGACCCCGGTCGAGGCACCGAAGAAGGTGCACTTGGTCAGGCTCGGTGTTGGAGCAGTCCAGCACCACGCAGGCCACTTCAGGGAGGGCGAGCCCGTTCCTGAAGAGCTTGTGGCAGAGCTTGCGGACCTGGTCGAGGAAGCGTGACACAACGGTGAGGCCTTACGGGGCCTCACTTTAACCCCCACGGTGTCGAGGCCTTCGGGTCGCCACGCCGTGGTTCTTTCGCACGATGTCATTGCGGGACAGAGCCGCATGCCTCCTTTAGAGGACGGCCGCCTATAAGCGAAAGCGAAGGGCGTCATCCGGTGGTGCAACTCCACCATCGTGCACCGGGGCAGCAGTTGGGCCCCACATACGCTCATCCGGCACGACCGGAAAGAGTAACGGCGTCATCCGCAAGGGTGGCGCCAGCATGGGGCAGCAAGCCGCAAGGCGCGGCTCCCGATTCCAAATCGGGGAGAGCTTGGTTCGATCCCAAGGCGTCCCGCCAATCACCGCCAGCGAGGCAAGACCATGACCGTCGCGACCTACTTCTTCACCGACGCAGAGCTTGCCCAGCGCATCGGCAAAGACGCGGTGCGCGCGTTGTTCGACGACAATCAGGACGGTGTTGCAGACACCGACAACCTGACTGCCATCAAGCGCGACGCGACGGCATGCGTTGCAGGCTACATGCGCGGCATCTACGCGCTTCCGCTGGAAGAGCCGGTGTCGAACGAGGTCAAGCGCCTCGCCCTCGATGTCGCCGTTGCCTACGCGGCAGAGCGGCACCCCGAGTACGTTCGTCGAGATTGGCGCGCAGCTTGGGAGAAGGTGCGGCAAGAGCTTTGCGATGTCCGCAACGGCAAGACCCGCCTCGACATCTCCCCGAGCACCAACCCCGCAATCGCGCCGTCCAACGTCGGCGGTTCGGTTGGGACGGTAGTCTCCTCCGAGCAAGCCAACGGGAAGTCCGCCACCGCGGCACCAGAGGCTGGTTCGTTCTGGGGTGAGATGGGCGACTTCTAGTCGTGACCATCAGCATCGAGTTCGAGGGCATCGAGGAGTTCCGCCGCAACTGCCAAGAGGCAGCCAAGGAACTCGATGCCGGTCTCTACTCCGCGGTGAAGGAAGCCGCGGAAGCGGGCGCACTCGAAGCGCGCACCAACCACCCGTACACCAACCGTACCGGGATGCTCGAAGCGAACACCGTTGCGCTGATGCTGCGGCAGGGGTTCGCAAACTACGAGGGAGAGATCTTCGCGAACCGCGAATACGCCTCCTACGTCAACGATGGGACGAGCCGTTCGAGGCCATACCCCTTCATGCCCCAGGCAGAGGCGAAAGCCCGCCAGGTGTTCGACTTCATCACCGGGAGCACCGTTGCAAGGGTCCTGGCCATCCTGAACCGCTGAGCCCATGCCCAACCTCCTAGGACCTCTCGCACTGCCGATCCCGGCAACGGAGCAGGAGGATAGCGCGGGCGATCCGCTCCTCGACTTGCTTGGCGAGTTCCTGACAGCGGCCATCAATGAAGAGTGCACGAACGCATGGCGCGAGCTGTCGAAGGACAGCACGGAAGCCGTCAATGCAGTCTTCACCTTCGACCCGAAGCAGCGCGGCGTTGAGTCCAAGAAGTTCCCGGCGCTGTTCATCTGGCGCACGGAGGACGGCGTAGACCGGCAGGTCGGTGATCTGCACATCTCCACCAACACAATCCAGATCCTCTGGGTGATGCCGGGACACTCAGGGCGGCCCCAGGTGACACGCAGAGACCCGTTCTGGCATGGGGTGATGTCTGCGGCACGGCTCGCGCTCACAAGCGACAGGCACCCCGCCTGGACGCACGTAGACGACGACACCGAAGGCGGCGCCTTCTACGGCTCCTGCTTCTCTAAGTGGGCCAACCTCTACTCGGAGCCCAAGGTCGGTAGGGCCAAGCCAGAGAAGCTGTCCGTCGAGTTCGTTGGCAGCAAGGACATGGTCCCAGAATACGTCGGCGCCTCACTGATGCTGATGGTGGATGAGACCGCGACCGGCACCGGTGCACCGGCACTGCCCTTCAACGGCGGCATCACCGGCACCATCGTCACGGGAGAAGACCAGGGGCATACCCACCTTGCATTCGAGCTTGGTGTGAAGGTCTTCGCTCTGTCCGCTTCGACTGGCGACATTGCCGGCGGAGAGACCTTGACCATCATCGGCAACGGATTCGCCGAAGGCTGCACTGTCCTGTTCGGGACGGTGGCCGCGGCATCGGTCGAGTTCGACTCCGAGACAGAGCTGACCGTCGTCACGCCTGCCCATGCGGCGGGCTTGGTTGACGTGACGGTGACGAACCCATCCGGCGAGCTTGGCGTCCTTGGGGGCGCGTTCACCTTCGCCTGAACAACACATCTGCCTCGCATCCGGCGAGCACTGGAGACTCCTGAATGCAGCGCACCATCAGCGTCATTGCGAACCCGTTCCACTTCATTGACGCCAACAACCGCCCCGCAGGCGTTGTCCCGGTGCCAGGTTTCCCAGGCCGCTACATCGGCGCCTTCCTCGACCACGAGGCCACCAGCAAGACGCGCTCAGAAGAGAAGATGGCCCGCCGGGGCGGGAAATCTGTCTTCGGCTACTTCGCCGACGCAGATGGCAAGCTGAAGCCGCAGAAGCTACCGGGGGACACTGGCTTCCTCGCTGGCATCTCCGCATCGATTCATGACGGCGCCATCCTCGCCGCAGACCTTGAGACCGCCGCGATGGTTGGCCTCAGCGCTCAGGCGTTCAAGGACCCCTACGAGCAACTGAAGGTTGAGCGCGACGCAGCTGTCGCCCGTCTGGAAGCAGAGGGCCGCAAGCCTGGTGCTTGGGCGACGGATGACAAGTTCTTCGCTCCACCGCAGGAGCCAACGCCAGAGGCGCAAGCCCAGGCAGAGCAACCCAAGGCCGAGGCAGAGCCGGAGCCCAAACAACCGCAGCGCGAGAAGAGCGCTGAGAAAGACAGCGCACAATGAGTGGACCGTTCGATACGGGCGTCTCCGCCTCGTACAAGGTTCCCGGGTTCTTCGGGAAGATCATCTTCGGCGCGGGCACTGTCAGTGCGGGCGCTGTTCGGCTTGTCTGTCTCCTGGTCGGCATGAAGACCAGCGCTGGAAGCCTCACGGTGGACAGTCAGATCGCCGACGGCACCAGCCAGGAAGAGGCAGACTCCTACGCGGGCGCCGGCTCGCAACTGGCGCGCATGGCGTACTCCGCGCTTCAGGTGCCGACGGTCAAGCTCAAGATGGCAGCCGTCACCGAGCCCGGCGGCGGCACCGCTGCAACCGTCACCATCGTCCTCACCGGCACCATCACTGCGGCAGGTGAGACCCACATCCGCATCGCAGGCAAGAGCTACAAGACGGCCTTCCTCGCGACCGACACCCTGGACACCATCGGCGCAGCGGTCGTCGCGAAGATCTCATCGGACACCCGCTGCCCGTTCTCCGCGGCCTACAACAGCAGCACCGACACCATCACCCTGACGTGCCGCAACAAGGGCACGCAGGGGCGAGACTGGATCGTCTACTGGGTGACCGATGACATCGCTGCATCCGGCCTCATCGGCACGATTGCCGGCAGCTCTACCGTCAACACTGGCGGTGTCCGAGCCGGCGCAGCATCGTCAGGCACCGGTTCGGAGGACGTCACCTCGCTCCTCACCAAGCTCCTGACGAACCGCTACGCTCGCGTCGCTGTCGGTCACAACGACACCACGAACGCTGCGCTCTGGGAGGCCCACGTCAACGCCAAGGCGCTTGCCACCACGATGCTGTATGACCAACTGGTCTTCGGCTTCAACGGCACCTACGCCAACGCCATCAGCCTCGCGGCAACGACCCTCAACGCGCACCGCGCGCAAGTCGTTTGGCATCGCAACAGCGAAAGCCACCCCTGCGAGATCGCGGCCTACGTGGCAGCGAAGCGCTCGGTGGTGGAGCAGGCGACTTGGGTGCCGGACTACGATGGTCTGGAACTCACCCCCATCGCGCCTCAGGCGTTCGATGCGGACAAGCCCACGCCGCCCGAGCAAGACGCCGCCCTCAACAACGGCGTCACACCATGCACCACGGTCAACGGCGTTGCGGTCTGCGTCCGCGCCATCACCACGTACTGCCTGAACGGCACTGCGCAGGACGAACGCTGCCTCGACATCGGCGATGCGGTCTGCCCGGACCAGGCGATGATCGATCTGCAACTCTTCTGGTCCACGGAGTTCCGTCCGGCCAATCCATACGTCGGTCCCGATCCGGCGGAGGGAGACCCCGAGCCCCCCAGCGGCGTTGCCTTCCCCAAGCTCTGGAACGGCAAGGTCGTTCAGAAGCTGGAGGAGTGGGGCCGCGCCGGCTGGATGAAGTTCCCGCCGACCGGCATCTGGGCGCCGACGTCGACCTTCGTTGAAGCCTCCGAGGCCATTGCGACGGTCATCCCTCTTCCAGTTCGACGCCTGCAACACCGCACCGACCAGGTGATGCGCCAGACCGCGAGCTGAGAGGCGCGCGCAACCATCAACCCCGCCCTGCTGGCATGAGTCGGCAGGGCGGTCCTGTTTTTCGCGCGGTCTCTTTCCGCGCCCGAAAGGACCACGCCAATGGCAGCCCCCCGGATTCGCTCGCTCGCCTTCTACTACAAGGGCAAGAAGGCCGTCACCGTCAACAAGTTCTCCATCAAGTACAACCTCAACCGCTCGGCGCAGTTCGGGCATGACGAGTACCTTGCCCACGCCGAAGGCATCGGCATGGTGCAGATCACATGCACCGAAGTCGTCACCGTCTCCGGCTCCACCACGGTCGACGACCTGGAGAACATCCTGCTGAAGGGCGGTCGCGTGAAGTGCTCCGCCATCATCGGCGGTCGCTTCCAAGAGTTCGAGCTGACGGTGACCGACCTGAACTACGAGTCTGACTCGCAGGCTGGTACGGCCACTGGCAACATCACCCTTGAAGGCGCGCTGCCCGCTGGCGTGTCCGGCTAATGGCTACGCTGAAGCAAGTGTCCGAGCGCTTCGCCCACCTTCAGGGCGGAAAGCGGCAACGCTTCACCGTAGAGCTTCCGCTGGATGCTGTTTACGACGAAGAGAAGGCCGTCTACACGGGCCAGACCATCAAGGTAGACGTTACCCCGCTGGACATGCAGGAGGAGATCCTGGTGCTCGCGGGGGCCCGGCAATTCGCGGCAGACAACGGGGGCAAGGAAGACGACCCTGGCGACCCCATCTACGAGAAGGGGGCAAGGCTCAACACTTTGCTTCTGGCGTGCGTCGACCACGAGAGCCCGAAGGATGCGCCGGTTCCGTTCTTCTCTTCGGTCTCGGAGATACTCCAGCAGAAGCTCCTGTCACCCGACCACCTAGCCATTCTGCACGAAGCGCAGATGACGCATCAGGATCAGTGCTCCCCCCGCAAGCTGGACATCCCGGCTAGCCAGTACATCGCGACAGTGGTGCACATGGCGGGAGGGAACCTCCCTTTTTTTCTCAGGCTGCGGCCAGGCATGCAGTGGAGCTTGGTGCATACTATGGCCAAGCAGCTTCTAGACTCACAAGCGCTCAAGTCGCTCTATTCCTTGCCCTCCGACACGACGACGCCGGATACGAGCGAGCCTTCGGTGAGTGAGTGAGCACGTTCTCCCAACTGGCCAAGGAGGTCATCGAGCCGCCGATGACCATCACTGTCCCAAAGAACGTCTGGGCTCACACGTGGGAAGAGCGACCGAAGACGGACCTCCTCGCCGGGATGCGACTCATCTCGGACGCTGAGGTTCAGGCCGGACAACATCTCGCCCGCAAGTTCGCTACGGATCTTCACCCTGGCGACACGATGCGGGACCGAGAGCTTTGGGTGATGGCCTACGAGGACGCACTCATCCGCCACGTAGCCGCACGCTCACTATGCGACCCGCACAACGTTGATGAGCCGTTTCGGGCAATCGCCCCGGCGCCTGAGGACATCATGGCGTCGAAGGACTATGTGCAGCCGGATGGCGTTCGATTCCTGTTCGACGCATACGAGCGCCTGCGCATCGAGTTGGACCCGACGCAGCCACTGCTTGAAGACGGGCAGTTGATGGACCTGGTCGATGCGTTCGACCTTCACATCGACGAACTGTCACCGACGAAGGCCGGACGCATTCGAAGGCTCCTCTCCTACTGCCTCTCCGAACTGACAGAGCAAACCAATGGCTGAGATTCGCATCAAGATCGGCGCGTCGGTAGACCGCGGTCTTGAGAACGCGTTCCGGCCCCTGGAAGAGTCAGCAAAGCGCGCGAAGCGAACGCTCCGTACTGAGTTTGACGCGAGCGCCAAAGAGCAACTGAAGGCCCAACAGAAGGCCGACAGGGAGATGGCCAAGTCCGCGCGAGACGCGGCGCGAGAGCAGGCCAAGGCGGCCAGGGAAGCGGCAGCCCAGAAGACCAAGGCGGAGCGGGACGCAGCGAAGGAAGCCGCAAGGCTGGACCGTGAGCGAGTCCGCACGGCAGAGCGGGCAGAGCGAGACATCGTTCGGGCCAAGGAGAAGGCCGAGCGCGAGAAGGCTGAACTCACTAAGAAGGCCCAGCGCGAGGAAGAGCGCGCGCAAAGGGATGCTGTCCGCGCCGCAGAGAAGGCCGCGAAGGACCAAGCACGAGCCATCGCCAGGCAGCAACGGGAGCAGATTCGCGCGACTCATCAGGCGGAGCGCGACCATCGTAGACAGTCCCGCGCAGACCACTACGACCGGATGCTTGCGTCTCGCAACGTCGGCCGCACCGTCGACAACATCGTCACTCCTGCCGCTCGCCTCGGGGGCAAGGGACTATCCTTTGCAAAGGGGGTCTTGAGCGACGTTGCCCAGGGCGCGGGCGCAGACTTCTCGCTGGCATCTCACGTCCAGAAGAACGTGAGCTTGGAGAAGAACGCAACAGACCTCACCAACGCCGGCTACATGCCAGGGGAAAAGGGACAGGCCGGTATACGGCAAGACCCGCAAGCCCTCATCAGGGATGTCCGCAAGGCCGCTGATGCCACTGCCACCGATGCCAACGTGGCCATGGAAGGCCTTCAGAAGTTCGTAGCCAAGACAGGCGACCTTCAGACCGGACGCGAAATCATCCAAGACTTGGCGAAGTACTCTCGCGCAACGGGCGCTGAGTTGGATGACATGGCCGACGCTGCCGGCGACGTTGCGAGCGCTCTAGGCGAAACGGACAACAAGGGCGAGAAGGTAAAGGCCGTCATGAAGGCCATCGCTGCCCAAGGCAAAGTGGGCGCGGTCGAGATCAAGGACCTCGCCACTCAGATGGCGAAGATCGGCGCATCAGCAACTCAGTTCACCGGTGACGGTGCTGAGAACGTTGCGAAGATGGCTGCCATCTCCCAGGCCGCTCGCCAGAAGGGCGGTGCCGCAAGCGCCACCCAGGCCGCGCAGTCGACCATGGGCTTCATGGCGACGTTCTCCAAGGCAGCCAGGCAGAACCAGTTCAAGGCGTACGGGGTCAACATCCGCGCTGCTGACGGCAAGGTTGCGGACCCAAAACAGATCATCATGGATTCGATTGCCGCAGCGGCTTCAGAGAAGCACGGCGGCATGGCCAACTTCGACAAGAACATGGGCAAGATGTTCATGGACTCTTCGTCGAAGCGAGCGACGCGCGGGTTCGAGGCGGTCTACAAGGACACCAAGGGCACGCACGAGCAGAAGATGGAAGCGGTGTCGAAGTACTTCGACAAGCTGGCCAATGCGACCATGAGCGAGACGGAGGTGATGGAATCATTCACCCGCTCGATGTCGACGACCGAAGCGCAAGCCCAGTTGGTCAACAACCAACTGTCCGCTGCTGCCCAAGAGTTGCAGAACAGCCTCCGACCAGCGATGGCCGGAATGGCCCCAGTGATGATTCAGGGGACGAAGGCCGTCACCGACTGGATCGGGATGCTGACAGGCATCAAGGCCCAGATGTCGCAGGCGGCCGGTTACCGTACGTCGAACGAGTCCGGCAACGCGCGCCGACTTCTTGAAGGCGACACGTCCAATGGTGTTGTTGGGCAAAACTACGATGTAGCCGTCAGCAAGCAGAAGGCGCTACAGGACGCAATCGCGGCCAAGGAAGCCGAGCACAAGAAGAACATCCTCCAGGACGAGGGCAAGCAGAAGCTCAGCCTCGCAAACCCAATGGGTGATGTCGGCGCGGCACTGTTCGACAAGTTCACTGGTCGCACTGAAGCGCGAAAGAAGAACCTCGACACGGAGCGCGAGGACCTTCGCCTGATGCGCGAAGAGAACGACAAGATGACGAAGGCCCTCGAAGGCGTTCGCCGCGGTCTCCTCGAAGGCACGCTGAAGGTGGAGGTTGTGAACCAGCCGACGCCAGGACCTCCGGGCGCACCAACTAGCGGACGTTCGACGCAGACGCAGACCACACCATGAGCCGAGTATTCACCGTTCACCGGAAGGCTGGCTTCTTCGGCCGAGTCTTCCCGGTGACCGATTGCGTGATCACTGGCGGCATCCGCCACCACGTACACGAATACCCGCACACCCCAGGCGGCGACACCGAGCCGATGGGGCGCAAGCTCTACACGATTCGGATGCGGGCATTCTTCGGAAGCGTCCCAGGCTCCAAGCTCAACCGGGACTACCCGGACCTCTACCCGACGACGTTGCAGATCCTGCGAGCGGCGTTCGAGGAGGAGAAGGTTGCCGACCTGCTCATCCCAACGGTGGGCACCATCAAGGCGCGCGCTGTTGGCTGGACGCAAACGATGTCGTCGGGGAACCTCTCCGGCGAGACGATGGAACTGGAGTTCCTCGAAGAGTACGAGAACCAGTACCTCGACAACTCCGGGTCGGTAGACATCAACATCGACGTCGATGCGGCGAACGACGCGCTCCAAACGGCAGCGGCGGCCAAGCTGGCTGACCTCGACACCGGCGAGTTCGGCAATCCAGAGCCGCGCATCGAGAAGGCAACCAGCCTGTTCCAGTCGCTCAACGATGCGGTAGGTGCAGTGCTCGCCATCCGCGACACGGTGGACGTCGCGGCGCGGCTCATCGAGGCCAAGCTGCTGAAGGTCGCTGACTTGTGCCGCGAGGTCGACAGGACACTCGGGACACTGCAAGGCGCGGACTTCGTCCGGGTGATGCAGGCTAACCGGGACCTCTGGCAGAGCGTCAACGAGACCATCGAGAACGTCACCAAGAAGCCGAGCCCGCTCCAGTACTACGAGACGCCGAAGCTGATGGGCGTCAACGAGGTTGCCATTGCCCTGTCCAAGTACGGGGTGAAGCCGGTGGACCTGCTCTCGCTCAACGGATTCGAGGATGCGTTTGCCATCCCACCCGGCTACCGCGTCAAGTACCTGAACCTCGCAGCCTGACCCATGGCCAACATCGGCAAAGACGGCGAGCTGGACGACCGCGTCCGGCTGAAGCTTGGGGGCGTCGAGACGAAGAACTTCGAGTCCTACTCGGTCAGCACGGCAGTACTGACGCAACCGTCGGCATTCTCCGTCCGGCTCGGCTCGTCCGAAGTCGCGGCCAAGTTCTTCCAGAAGTACCCGCCACGGACCGCGTTCCAGTTGATGATCGGCGACCTCGCCCAGTTCACTGGCGAGACCGACGGGTTCCAGGGAACTGGCAGCGCCACATCTACCAGCATCACCCTGAAGGGCAGGGACCTCCTTGCTCGCTTGCATGATGCAGACGTCACCGCAGACACCCCGTATGCAGAGGTGACATACGAGGACATGGTCAAGGCGGCCATGAAGGAGGTCGGTCTTGGGGATCGCCTTCTCATCGTTGGCAATGCCGTCTCGCGCGAAGCGAAGGTTGGCCGCAAGATCAGCGGCACCGAGCCGCAGGTCAGTAGCTTGGTGACGCAGACCGTCGGTGCAGGCGGACTCGTCCGGCAAAGCGTCCGCGCGAAGATGGGCGAGACGTGGCTGAACTTCTGCCTTCGGCACCTCGAAAGCGTCGGCCTGTTCCTCTGGACAGACTTCGAGGGGAACCTCGTTCTCTCCAAGCCCAACCCGAACCAGAAGCCTTCCTATCGGTTCATCCGCGAGGTGGGCAGCCGCACCAACCGCGTCAACATCACCGACTGGTCATTCAACAACGACACCACCCACCGCTTCAGCGAGATCGTCACGTGGGGCAGGGCGCCCGGTAGGGGCAAGGGACGCGGCAAGATCAAGGGCGACCTCGACGACGCCGAGATGATTGAGTGGGGCTACGACCGCCCCAAGGTCTTCCACGACAGCGACATCACCAACGGGCAGAGCGCGATTGCGCTAGCCAAGCGGCGAATGGGTGAGGCCAACCGCGCCGGCTGGCAACTGACCTACACCTTCCAAGGTCACACGGTCCCATCGATTGACGGGCGCAGCCGAGTGGTTGTTGCTCCCGACACGGTCGCCCAGGTGCAGGACGATGAACTCGGCATCAACGAGCCGCTCTACATCGAGAGCGTCGAGTACCACTGCCCGCCGACGCAGACGGTAGTAACGATGATGCGGCTCAAAGACGTTGTCTTCTGATGGACCAACTATCCTTTCACTTCGGCGTAGCCACTGGCTCAGAGTACGACGAAGACAACCACATCGGCATCCAGATTGACCACTTCGGCGAGGCCGGCAGTGTTCCCGCTGAGACGGTGATGCCCTTCGGCCTTCTGGCTCGTCCGCTTGACCCCGAGGTTGACGGAGACGCCTCCCCGCAAGAGGGCTGCACCCTCATGTGGAACGAGGAAGGCTCGCGCACCAACGCGATGCCCCTCTCGGACAACCGCGTCACGAAGCTCCTGCCCAAGCTCCGCAAGGGCGGGTCAATGCTCTACTGCGGGGCCGGCAACTACGCGCTGTTCGACGGCAAGGATCCGACGGACGAAACCAAGCGCGCCGGCTCCTATTACGTTGGCGTGAAGTACGGAGCCAAGAGTCACCTGCTCGGCATGGTGACGCGGGAGAGCGGGCAGGAGTTCGTCACCCTGGTGCATGGCGAAGGTCACGGCCTGATGCTCACGGCGAGTGGCAGCGCCATCCTGAAGAACAAGAGCGGCAACGCGTACATCGAAGCTTCGGACGATGGCATCAACATCGCTGGAAACGTCTCGCTCGTTGGGACATTCCAGGCTGGAGACCCGGCAACGGCTGGTTCGCTTGTGCTTGCATCACAACTGCTTTCGCTGATGCAGGCCATGGAGGCCAAGCTGATTGCTGGCATCGCGCTAGCGTCTGCAACGTTCGCGGGTGGTGTGGTCATCCCGCCAAGCATCAACGCTGGACTCGTCGCGAGCATCGGCACGAAGCAGATCAAGGCGACATGAGTTGCGGGTACCCGACGCTGCAACTCTCGTTGCCAGGCATCGACATCCCGGCAGTCAGAATACCGGGAGTGCCAACGCTTCCGGGGTTCGACGTCGACCTAGATGCGACACTGCCAACGCCAACAGCGCAACTCTCGCTCCCTGGCATCGACATCCCCGCTGTACGTATCCCCAAGGTCCCAACAATCCCTGGGCTGGATGTTGACTTGGACCCAAGCCTTCCGTTCCCAACGGCGCAACTCTCGTTGCCGGGCGTCGGTATCGGCGCCCCACGAATCCCATCACTCCCGACCCTTCCAACTCTCCCTTGCCCCTTCGACGAATGAACCATGGGAGCCGGTAGCACTTCAGCAGGGTCGACCCCCGCAGGTCTCGACACCGTCGTATCAAGCGGGCGAGTTGAGTTGCCGGCGCTCAAGTCGCCGCTCTACGACCCTGCCATTCGCGGCTTTGCCATGCAGAGCGCGGGTGACTACCCCATCCAGGTTCATCCCGTCATCGAACGGGCATCGATGCTCATCGGCATGAGGCGAGGGGCGAGCCCTTCAAGCCAAGACGTTGGCTTGCGCTTGGAGGAGATCCGCAAGGCTTCAGACGAAGACGTCCAGAACGTTGCGGCGGACGAGGTCAACATCGCCCTCAAGCCGTTGCTGGACGCGCGAGACATCAAGGTGGTTGCGGTCGAAGTGATCCGCGATCTCTGGGGAACACGCGCAGCGATGGTTGTGACAGTCGCAAACCTTCGGGAGCCCGGTGCCCCATCAGTCCCCATCCGCAGGGCGTTCTAACAAATGAGCACTGACGATCTTCCGAGTGAGTTCTTCGTCCCGTCTCGGGATGAGATCGCGCTCCAGTACCAGCGGGACTACAAGTTCCACCAGCCGACCGCCGTTGTCGGCGCTGGCACCGCCGCCGCTGCCCGAGGCAACGCACTCGCGGATACCCTGCTCCCGCTGTACGCGGATGCCAAGGCCGTTGCGCAAGACGCGAAGCTTGCGGACATGACCGAGGCCGGGCTGAACAAGGAGGCCACCGCTATCGGCATTGCGACGCGGTTGCCGCCGTCGGCTGCCACTGGCTACGTGACCATCACCGCATCGACCGGCGGCGGGACCATCCAAGCCGGCGACGAACTGCGGGACCCCAAGACGCAGATCCGTGCCCGCGTGCTGCGGACGGACCTCTACACGCAAGGCTCGTCCTGCGCCATTGAGACAATCGACACCGGCCCGACGGCGAACCTCGCCGAAGGCACCCGGATGACGTGGGTGACGCAGCGGCCGGGCATTGGCTCCACCGCAACCGTCGCAGGGCAGAACGGTGCCGGCCTCGAAGGCGGTAGGGACCAAGAGACGCTGGACGAGATGCGGGCTCGCATCGCTGACGCCAAGGCCAACCCGGCCAGCGCCGGCAACGATGCGGAGATTCGGAAGGTCGTCCGCGAGACCCCGAACGTCCCCGTTCAGGAGGTCTTCACCTACGCATGCAGCGATGGCCCAGGGACGACCGCCTACGCGTTCACCCTTCGCCCCGCTACTGCCGGAGGGTCGCGCGCCCCAAGCTCTGCACAAGTCGGCCTGACGCTGGCAAACGTCATCGGAGAGCTACCCAAGGATGACGGCATCATTGCGTGCCTGACGGTTGAGGAGCCGACGTACACCGAGCTTGCCGTTCGGTGGGTTGCCGATGCGCCCGGATGGGCAGACATCTCCCCATGGCCCAGCTCCGTAACGCTCGTCCTGTCGGCGGGCCTCACGGATGCCTACAACTTCAGCGTCAGCACCGAGCCGAAGGTTGGGGCGACGTTCGCGCTCTACAACCCGGACACTGGCAAGTTCTCTCGCAAGAAGGTCCTGTCCTACAGCCCGGTGATGGGCGGATATGCCGTTTTCTGCGACCAGACCAATGGCGCGAGTGACGCATACCTTCCGGTTGCGCTGCAATCGGTCTCCCCTTGGAGTGACTCACTGGACCTGCTGTTGCCGCCCCTGGTTGGCGTCTACGACGGCGTTGGACCTGGCGAGATGGTGGCGAGCTTCTTCGACGAAGGGATGCGGCAGAAACGCAACCCGGCGACGAACCCGAGGCGCTACCCGCACACACTGACCGGGAAGTCCTTCGATCCGGTCGAGGACATCCCTGACGTTGACGAGTTGCAGGTCAACAGCCCGACGCTTCCGTACGTGACGCCGGTCGGGACGCTCAACGTTTCGGTCAACCTCCTGACCCTTGGCGACATCGCCGTTTACCCGCTCTGAGGACGACGAATGGCAGCCACCGCAAACCTCACCTTCGACAACGTTGTCGCGACGCGTCCGACGCTCGCGGAGCTTGGCGGGGCGACGAAGGAAGACCATCCGAAGTACCCGCCGAACCCGGCGACGATGGCGACCGCGAACGAGTACAACCACTTCACCAAGCTGCTCCAAGGCTTGGCGAACGTCACCCCATCGGTGAGCATCTGGATTCAATTCACGTCAGGCACTCCAGCAGTGAGCGCGATCCGGGCGGTTGGCAGTACCGTCGTCAGCGGAGACTTCACCGTTACCGACAACGGCGCGGGTGACACCACCATCTCCTGGGCGGCGGGCAAGCTGCCCAACCCAACGGGGCAAGGCGCAGCCGTCAGCCTTACGGCGGACGTCGAGATTGACCGCGTCCGCGCGTACTACCCGACCACCACGTCAGTGCGGGTGAAGACGAAGCTTTCGGCAACTGGCACTGACGCAGACTTCCTCGTCCAGATCATCTAAGCCGATGCCCCTCTTCTCCGCATTCACCCCGTTCGGCATGCTGGACTTCTCCAGCCAGGACAGCGACGCCGAGAAGGCGTACCGCGCGCTCAAGGCGAACTACGGCGAGGAAGCGTTCGACTACACCATCGGCACCGAACACGAGGCCGACGTCTACGCGACGGCAATGGCCATCGGCGCGGCCAAGGCGACCATCCGCCGGGCAGGCAACCAGCACAACCCAGCAACCGCTTTCGAGTTGCTCCCCGCGCATGAGGCAGCCTTTGGCCTCGTCCCGGCCCGTGGCGCCTCTCTGGCGAGCCGGCAGGCAGCGGCAGCGGCAAGGAATAGGGTCCTGAGGGGCTCGCGTCCTGAGGCCATCCAGGAGGCACTGGAGGGGGTTCTCGGGTCAGACCTCCTGGCCATCCGCGTTCTGACCGTCGCAGAGTCGGACCAATGGCCGACAAGCATTGTCGATGCCGGCCCTGGGCTCTACTCCGACCCCCGCAAACCGCTCAAGTTCATCAAGCTCCTGGACCCCGTAGCGGGCGCACTCGATGGCATCACCCCCATCGAGTTGACTCTGCCCTACGAGAACTGGGACACCACCGATACGCCCGTCACCCTGGCCCGCGGGGAGCTTCTCCTGGTGGAGCCTGAGATCCCCGACGAGGCAGAGGTTGTCGAGGTGACCGAAGTCGCGACCGTCGGCGGGGTGAAGACATTCACCGCCGAGTTCCTCCGCGCTCACAACTTCGAGTCCGCAGCGACAACGCGCCCCACTCCCATCCGAACATCGACCAAGCGGCACTACCTCATCGTCGTCACCGCAAGCGCTTCGCTTGACGCCGTCATCCGCAAACAGGTGAACGAGACGATGCAGCGGATGGTACGCGGCGTGTCGACCTGGAACATCGTCCAGCCGTACGACATCCCGTCTCGTGTGGTTGGCCCATTCTTCTTGAACCAATCCGGTCTCGGTGTCGTCACCATCGAACAGATCACCTACTGACCCATGGCTCACAACACGCGCAGACTCACGGACGCAGGGACCGTCATCGGGACCAGTGCGGACCTTGCCGACGCGTTCCGGGACATTGACGAGACCACCACCAAGGCACTGAATGGGGCGGACGGCGGAACGTTCACCGCGGCTGCCACCATCACCATCGGCGGGGCCGGTGTGCAGTTGGCCTGTCCGGTGGACATGAATGGTGCTGCGATTGCGGCAACATCAACGAATCCGCTCACCCACGGAGCCCTGACCGCAACCGACGACTACATTCGACTTGGCCCTGGGCACACGGGATCAACGCGAACGTTCAGGCAGTGGTTGGCGCCCGTCATCAGTCCCGAAATCTTTTGGGTCACGTCCGCCGACCTTGAGGAGGGGAGCGCAGCTACATCGCGCTTTCCAGGCAATCGGTTTGCAGCGAGACTTCGCGTGCATGACGGGGCCACGCTCGCGAGCGTAGTTGTCAGGTGGAAGGTCAAGTGGGCGCATGCAGCACTTCCGGCGAAGCTCCCGGTGTTCCGTGTGATCCGGACAGACACCAACGGTGATGTCCAAGTGTTGCGGGCAGACTCGGGACTGGCAAGCGATGGGTTCATTGGCCTGGCCGCCAACCCATCAAACCTATCCAATTATCAGGCATCGAACGGTCCGCAGGACAGTGCGACGTACGTCTGCGATCAGAACAACGTCGTTGACGTTTCCAAGTATGACTACCTGGTAGAGATCATCGACGAAGACGGAACCAATGCCTTCGACCAGTACGTCAGAGGCAACGTCTTCTACTGGGCCGAGACCACCGTCGACTTCATCACCAGCCTGAGGCCGCAATGAGTGCACGAAGCAAGGTGCGTCCTGGCGGTCAGTGGTACGGCACGACGACCATCGGTCCACGGCAGCTATGCGCACTTGACCAACGCGTTTCCGAACTCATCAACATCGATGGCGGCACGTGGAACCCGACGAACCACATCACCTTCGGCGGAGTCGGGCTCAAGCTGAATGGTGTCGGTGGCCTCACTGGTGGTGTCACCACGAAGATGGGCTATGGCGGAGATGAGCCGCGGATCCGCTTGCCAGCCAGCACGTGGCCATCGTTCTCGACGCCATCAACGCGCACGCGCAGCATCTTCGTGCCGGCGACCGGTATAGAGAATGGGGCGTTCGTCGCCTCGTTCCCGACGATGACGTTCGTCAACAGCGATGGTGTCCCTGTCCGCTACAGGTACGAACTTCCGACGTTCCCGGATCTCTATGGCGTGATGTCGGTCCCGCAAATGCGGTTCCACGACGGCGCGACACTGACGAAGGCGACGTTCTACTACAAGTTCATTGGGCCGAAGCTGTTGGGTACTGAGAGGCTTGGGGTGTTTCGGGTGGATGCCTCAAATACCATCCAAGCTCTTTGCACCACACACACCAGTTCTGGGATCGTTTACTCGGATGCCACCACGTACACCGGTGGGGCAAAGAGGGACGTGTCAACCGCTGACGCGTACTATGCCGACGGGGCCACAATCGCCCTTGAGTTCGTTCCGGATCAGTACAACGTCATCGACACGAGCGCGTACGTCTATCAGGTGCGAGCGTACTTCGAAGATGTGTGGCCCATCATCTACGGGGTGAAGTTCGACTTCACCATTCCAAACAGGCGCTACGAGTAGCCAATGGCAGCCTTCACACGCACCCAATCAGACGGCACATGGAACACCGGCTATGCGGTGACACCGTCAGACATCGCTGACCTTGAACGCAAGGCGTTCCAGGGGATCAATGGCGATGTCGGTGGAAGCTATACCCCGACGTCAGAGTTGTTCATCCAGGGCAGCTCGATGGTTGTGAGTGGTCCGACGGAGATTCGACAGCGCGGCATCGTGACTGGAGCCGTTGTTCTGTATGGGACGGAATTCGAGCGGTTCGCCGTCGGGCACGTCAACCGGTCCAGGACCATCTGGCAGCCATGCTCGCCCTTCGCTGTCGTTGGTCCCACGCCTTGGGCGGTTGTTCCTAGCATCAACCCGCGAGGCGCGCATGCGGTCGCAAGCCGCATCATTGGGCACGAGGCGGCAGTGGTGCCGGAGTTCGTTGTTGAGCTTCGGGTTCACAACGGAGCCACGTTGAGCAAGGCGAGGCTTCGGCTCAAGGTCACAACCCCGCACTCAAGCGCGCCGGCAGCCATGCCGAAGGTTCGCATCGGCAGGATGCGATACGACGGAGTTGTCGAATACCTGACCAGCGGCATCGACAACTACGTATCCCTTCCGAAAGCGAACTCGGGGCAGGACTGGTACAAGGACGGCGACGTTCAGGAGTTCGAGATCCCGTGTACGCAGAACAACGTCATCGACATCTCGCAGTACAGCTACTTCGCCAACGTAGTCGAGGAGAGCGGCATTCGTGGGTATCCGTTCGAGATTGATGTCTTCGCGGCTGAAGACATCCAAGCGGCCTCCCTGACGAACCAAGCCATCCCGCCAGGCACCATGTCTCTCTTTATGGGGCAGAACGTTGCTTCCGAGAATGGCGTTTACGATGCAGGTGGACGAGCCGGAATCAGACTGTCGCCCGACTTCAAGAATGGCATGGTCTTCTTCGTCAGGTCTGGTGATGAGTTCACCGGAACATACTGGCAGATGAGCATCCCGGAACCGTTCACGGTCGACTCATCGCCGATCCGGTTTAGCTCGGTCGTCCCCCGAGGAACCCTGTTCCTCGGCTTCCTCCTCGACTTCACGAACATCACTGACAACCGCTTCCAGTGAGCCACTGAGCGGCCCTCTGCGCGCTTCGCGCGACTGACCGGCCCAAGGCCAACCCGCGCCCATCAGGCGCTGCAAACCACCAACGCGGCCCCGCAAAGGGCAACGCGAACGGACACATCTATGCCCAGCGCAGCAGCAAGGGTCTCCATCAATGGGGGCGCCAACCAGACTTCGGCGAACAAGCCCATCGTTGCGCCCAGCGCGGCAACCGTTGCGCTGTCGAGTGCGGACACATCGTTCTGGACGCAGCAGCGTTGGGAAATCTACGCCTACCCCGATGGGTGGACCGCGCCAGTCGGTTGGAGCACTGACGCCAACGGCGTCATCTACAGCACCAGCGTTACGCCTTCGTCGTTCAGCCTCCCGGCGAACACCACCAGATGGGGCAAGTGGGGCATCCGACTGACCGTCAACAACGGCCTTGTCGACGGCGTTGCGGACGCGTCGATGGTTGATGAGTCGCTCGCCTTCGAGATGCTCTCGCCGTCAGGTCTACACGACCTGATGAAGTACGAGTCCAACCAGTTCGGCGCGGACTGGACGGAGCAGTTTCGGGAGAACCTTCGAGAGCTGGCGAACGGTGGGAACCCAGGCGGTTCCAATACCCAGATCCAATACAACAACGCTGGCGTGTTTGCTGGTGTCGGCAATGTCGTCCACAACGCAGGGAACCTATCCCTATCAGAGTCCGCCCCGACCACTGGAACGACTGGTCAGGTCACCGTTGCTTGCGTGCAGCGCGCAGGCAAACGCCACCTAGTGGTGGGAGACGGGTACGTCTCTTCGTGGGTGCGCGCGACCGGCGGATCTGTCGTTGTGGGCCCGCACCCTGGCCACGTAAAGCAGTCCTTTTACAACCCGTGGGGCAACGCCGAAACCAGTGTTACGGCAACGTTCACCATGTCGCTGACGGGCACGCTCGGCGCTCCATCCGTCGCGAGCACGTCGCTTCTCGCAAGCACGTGTAGGATACAGTCTACAAGCGCAACTGCCATCGGCAGCTTTGCGTCCCTCTATGAGTCTTCCGCGCGCCTTTGGCGCGGCAACGCAGCGGACCGAGGCGGGTTTTACCTCGTGATGCGGTTCGCACCTGAGGACGCCGCTGCGGTTTCCGGCGCTCGCATGTTCGTCGGGCTTCATACGTCGGTGGCAGGGGCGACCAACGTCGAACCCAACACGCTCACGAGCATCCTTGGCGTATGCCAGTTGAGCACGTCGAACAACCTGCACCTCATCAACAACGACGGCACCGGCACCGCGACGACGGTTGACCTTGGCGCGTCCTTCCCTGCAAACGGGAACACGGCTGCCTATGAGTTGACGATGTGGTGCCCGCCGAACGAATCATTCGTTGGGTACCGCATTGAACGGCTGGACACGGGAGACGTCAGCGAGGGGACTTGGACAACTGACCTGCCTCCGAACACGACGTTCCTGGCGCGCCGCGCATGGCGCACGAACAACGCCCAGGCGCTAGCCGTCAAGATGACCATCATCAGTATCTATGCGGAGACGTTGGTGTGATTGCGGAGTCAATGAGGCCGGCATCGCTGGCCATCATCGCGACACTGGCACTCCAGTGTTTCCCCGTCGCGGTGAGACCAAAGCTTGTCGCGGTGTCTCCAGACCTTGGAGATGTTGATGGCGAGGTTTTGGTTACGCTCTCCGGCGCGAACCTCATTGGCGCAAGCGGGGCAACGATCGGTGGGTCTGAGTGTTCGCAGCTCAAGGTCGTCGACAACGCTACGGCGACATGCCTGACGCCGTCTAAGCCGCTCGGCACGTACAACGTTGTCATCACCACACCAGCGGGAAGGTCCACACTCGTCAATGGATTCGAGTCCTGGTACCCGACGGCAATCACCGGCGCGCGTATCTATGACTCTGCGAAGGAAGTCGCTGCGGCCGGGTCATCGTTCGTCGTCAACTTCTCGATGGTCTCGGAAGAGATCGATCCGTCCTGGAAGCTGCGTGATGGACATGTGGCGTTCTACACACCGGGCACCGATGACGTTGCGCTCGTAGGCGGCTGGAACCCATTCTACTCGGACGGCCTCGGCAACGGCGGCGACGGCACGCGCCCTGGCTGGACCTCCCCGCGGCAGACCACCAACGAAGTCTGGAAGAGCACCAACGGCGGACAGAACTGGACGGCGCTGCTTGCGGACAACAACGCCGAGTTCGAGCGCCGGCACACGCCTGGCATCGCGCAGGTCGGCAGTAAGTGGGTCATGATTGGCGGCGATCTTTGGGTCAACGATCCGCCCGACTCCTACCAGCGAGACATCGTATCCAGCACTGACGGCGGGCTGAACTGGACGACGGAGATGGCGACAACGCCATGGTCGTCGCGCATGCTTCACCTCGTCACCCAGAAGCCATTCGCCGGCAAGCTCTGGATGTTCGGCGGGCAAGACGGCGTCCTTGGCTTTGGCGGAACGGCAGACTTCCACAACGACGTTTGGAACTGCCCAGAGGACGACCTCGACAACTGGACGCAAGTCATTGCCGACGGCGCAGCGATCGCAACGCGCCCTGGTGGGCGCGGAGGCGTCAACAACCTCATCGTGTGGGCACCGCTGACGGGCACCTACGCTGGCATCGAGCGCATGTGGCTGGCTGGCGGCTGTCAGTACGGATCTCCACACGTCTACTACAACGAGGTTTGGAGCACGACCAACGGGACTAGTTGGGTGCAGCACGCAGACGCCGGCTGGACCCCGCGGTTCTACCACTCCCTCTTCGTGCTCCGCGGTCGGCTTTGGATGATCGCCGGCGGCGACAACGTCGCCGGGAACAAGAGCGACCTCTGGTACACCGAGGACGGCGAGAACTGGACCGAAGTCGACGCGCGCTTTGCGCCGCTCGAAGCAGGCTCGCATGCCGATGCCATCACTGTCGTGGATGATCGCTACGCGATCTTCGCGATGGGCAACGGTTCCCTCGGGGCCGGGCCTCCGTACCTCAAGCGAGTCTGGCGCATCGACGTTCACTCTGGGACGCGAGTGTCGGCATGGGGCGACCACGGATCTGGCAGTGTCGACCTGACCGCATCAGGGGTGAATCGGCCGCTGCTGCTGGCCTCCGGCCAAGTTGGCAGCTTCGCCGCCCGACCCGCCATCGTCTTCGACGGTGCCGACAACTACATGGCCGCCGCATCCGTGGACATCCAATCTGGCGGCTACACCAGGTTCTTCTTCGGTCGGATCCCTCACCGAAAGGATGATGCGTCGCCAAGCGACACGACCGTTCAACATTGCGCCTTCGGCAATGACGCCGCGAACCAATACGAGACGACCGGACTGTCGAACGGAGCGCTCGCCATCACCGACGGCTCCGTCGCATGGGACCTGACAACGCAAGGCCTCACCAATCACGATGATGGTTTCGGAACGGCAAAGGCCTACACCGTGACGCGCGCGACCGACAACAGCGTCAAGTTCTACGTCGATGGCGTCCAAGTAGGGACCACGCAGACGGTGAACTACAACACCACGTACAGCGGTTGGAAGTTCATCGGCGCTGGGCTGGGTACGGACTCCCCGACATCATCGAACAACAAGTTGCAGGGCGCCTTTGGTGCCTTCGTCACTTGTGACGGTGTGATCAGTGAGGCCAACATCGCCAAGCTCTCGAAGTGGGGCCACGGCAAGTTCAAGGAGTGATCTCCGCAGGAGGGCGCCATGAGCGAAGAGGTATCGAAACTGACCCCCGAGGAACGCCTCGAAGGTCTCATGTTGGCGCTGTCCGGACGCATCGAAGAAGCGCATCAGGAAGCGAAGGGCTGGTACCGCACCGTTCGCAACTCCATCGCTGAGACCAACCAAGAGCTGTCGATGCTCAAGGCTCGGCTTGACTCCGCCGAGAACAAGCTGCGCCGGCACGACTCCGGTTTTGCTCGCGCCTCCGATGCGGACCTGAAGCAGAACGAAGACATCAAGTCCATCGTCGCGGCAACCGGGAACTGCGTACAAGCCATCGACGCACTTGAGAAGAAGCTCGAAGCGTACGAGGCCAACGCCAGTACCAAGGCCGAGAGCATGCAGACGGTTGCAACGGAAGCCGTCTCGCAGACCCAGACCTTGGAGTCTCAAAAGCAGAAGCTTGAGAAGGAGGGCAGCAAGTCCACCCTCGGGCTCGTCCTCACCATCGGCGTTCTCGTTCTCCAGATCGTCGAACACTACATCAGCCGGAAGTGACTGATGACACCTGCAACTCTCGAACGGATTGAGACAGTGAAGACCTTCATCATGCTGTCGGTGCTGGTGCACGGCGCGGCAATGCTGGCCGTCTACTACCTGCGATGAGCTTGGAGGAGGCACTCGACGTAGCGGCCTACGCCGTCGTGACTGTCTCCGTCATCATCTGGCTTCAGCTTCTCCAAGTCTGGCGCTGACCACCAATGCGTAACGACCTCGTAGACGCTGCCAAAGGCTGGCTCTGCATGGTCGCGCTCGCTCTCGCGTTCAGCGCAGTCATTGAAGTTTGCACGGGCCGATGGCCCACCGGAGTATCCCCATGAATCGTGACAACCTCATCGGCCTTGGCTTCATCGTTGCCATTGTTGGCGCAGCCGTCCTGACCTACTTCGGCAAGGCGGACCCGGTCTACAGCTTCGGTTCCATCATGGGAGCTTTCCTCCTTTGGGTGCAGGACCGACCGGCCTTTGTGAAGAAGTTCTTCGGCGGCAAGGACGACCCGCCGCCGCCCGCTGCCGGCGCCGTAGCAGCGGTGTTGCTCGTGCTCTGCATGGGTGCGTCTAGCTCCCAGGCATCCTGCTCTCCAGCGTTCCGCAATGCCGTAGCCAAGAGCATCGTCGAGTTGGCCCCGTGCCTTCTGCTGAAGGTAGAGCAGGACGTTGAAGCCAAAGATGCCATCCTCCAGTGCAACGTCCCTCAGGAGTTGGTTGAAGATGCGCTGATGCTGGTCGCGGCGCAGAAGGCCGCTCACTCGCATGTGCTCGCGTCGAAACGAGACGCCGGGGCTTGCCAGTGACAGACCTGATTCAGACGGCTGCCGACGCGGCGGAGTTCGTCAAACGGAAGTGGGGGCGGAAGCTCTTCCACGATGCCACGCAGATTGAGGAGTCCGACTGGATGTACTCCTCCGCGTTCCTCCTTGAGACCCATTTGCCGGGCGTCTCGATGCGGCCGCTTGTCGGGGCCATCCGTGACCAGGGGGCCACGAGTGCTTGCACCAACTTCGCCCTGTCGCGCAGCGTCGCGACTCGCGCGTACACCGTCGGCGCTCCACTGACGAACTACCCGAGCGAGGTGGCCAACTACAAGCTTGGCCAGATGCTGGCGAACCCAGATGCCCCGCTCGTAGACATGGGCGCCAAGCTCGGCAAGGTGCTCCAGTCCGCGCGAGACGTTGGGATGGTGAGCGAAGCGCGCGCACCGTTCGACCCTGACACCATCACCGAACCGCTTCCGTGGGACGTGTACCGCGCCGGGTCTTCGGCGATGTCGGTACTGAACAAGGGCCTGTCCTACTACCGCGTCTTCGGCTCGGTGCAGGCCAAGCAAGCGCTTTCGAGGAACATCCCACTCGTGATCGGCATGTCTGTTGACGAGTCGTTCATGAAGTACGACGGAGGCACCTACGTTCGCGGTGGTGCAGTTGTCGGCGGTCACGCAATGACGGGCATCGGCTACCGCGCTGGCTGCCTCGAACTGGTGAACTCGTGGGGCGAGTTCTGGGGTGAGTCTGGTTTTGCCTGGCTCCCTCTCGAATACCTGGACTCCCCGAGCATCGTCTTCGAAGTCTACGCAATCGACATTGCCCCGAGGGCCGTCGTATGAAGCGCCTCGCATTCCTCGCGCTGCTCTTTGCGGCGTGTTCATCGGCCAAGGTTCTCCCCGTGGAACCCCCTGCTGTTGTCGTCTTTCCGCGCGACGGCGGGGCCGGTTGCTGCGAGCCAGCTTGTGCACGGATGCGCGAGAGTGGTTGCCCCGAGGGCGACCCATCCGAAACCGGCGAGTCCTGCGAAGACCTCTGCCGCCGCATCACTGCCATGCGCATCGACATGGGGGCTTGCTGCGTTGCTGCCTCCCGCACCAAAGACGAACTGCTCTCCTGCGGGACAACGAAGTCCGCTCGCGCAGTCCGTTGCCAACACTGACGGGGTGTATGCAGATGGACAGTCGCGACCGAACGTACCCCACCGGGCGAATGCTTGCCGTGGTGGTCAAGACGATCAGTGATTCAGTGCCCCCGCCGGCCCCACCACCGTTCTTTGGTGCGTGCGAGCGATGCGAGGGCGTTGGCTTCAAGGAACGCGTTGTGGAGCCCTATAGCGGCCCAATGCTGGCGAGAGAGAAGAAGTGCCGCGTCTGCGATGGCACTGGACTCGCGACACCGGAGCAGAACGAAGCATGGCGCGCCGAATTGTCAGCCAAGCAGAGCGCTTGACGCATTGCTGCCCGGCTTGCTGCGGACTCGGCAAGACAGAGCACGTCGAAGAAGGCGGACTCGACATCACGTACCACATCCAACTTTGCGACACCTGCTGGGGCGCTGGGCGCGTCACTGAGAAGCGGATGCGCAAGTACTGGAACGACACCCCCGCAACAGCCTGAGCGCTGCTGACGACAATTCAAACCCATCGATTGCTGGGCCCCGTCACCGGTGCGCCTGAACGGAGAACTACGCCATGTCTATGTCGAACACTTCGGAGAACAACCTTCTCCTCCTCCTCTTCAACAACACCAACTGGGCAAACCTTGGTGATGCGACGGGGCTCCGAAGTTCCACCACCGCCGGGTCGTTCCACATCTCGCTGCATACCGCAGACCCCGGCGAGGCTGGCTCCCAGACCACCAGCGAGATCAGCTACACCGGGTATAGCCGCGTTGCTGTCGCTCGCAGCGGTTCCGGCTTCACCGTCACCGGCGCATCAGTGAGCAACGCTGCTGCCGTCACGTTCGGAGCCTGCACCGCGGGCAGCGGAACTGCGACTCACTTCAGCATCGGCCGAGACGCTTCGGGCACTGGTGAAATCATCATCAGCGGCGCGCTCTCGGCGAGCCTCGCGATCTCTGCGGGTATTACTCCACAATTCGCTATCGGGCAGATGACCGCCACGGCCGACTGACCGTGAAGGTGTTCGAGGTGGCTTCAGAGCAGGAACGTATTCGGACGGAGTCCTAATCAGATGGCAGACAATGTTGGATACAGCCCTGGCTCTGGGGCCACCATCGCATCGGATGACATTGGTGGCATTCAGCACCAGCGCGTCAAGATCACACTGGGCGCTGATGGTGTGTCGAACGGCGACGTCAGCGAAGCGAACCCGATGCCCGTCATGGGTGAGGGCGAGCTTGTCGAGTCGCTCTTCGCGATTCGCTCGGCGCTCGAAGTCCTCGCGCGCAACACCGGGCAGGCATACCCAGACACCGCGGGCCGCTTGCGTGTCGCGATTGACTCAATCAGCTCCGCGCTCACCCTAGCGACCATCACCACCGTCGGCACTGTCACCACGGTTACGACCGTGACGACGATGACAAACCAGGTGAACGTGGGCGGCTACTCGGCGGCGCCGCAAATCCAGGCTCTCACGCAAATCGGGGCGGAGTCGCTCCGTCGAAATATCTCGGTGACCTAATGGCGACCACGAACGGCAACCGCAAGATCCTCGACCTCAAGCGCTGGGAGATGTGCGCGCCCGCACCCGTCGCAACGGCCGCGGCGCACTTCATCGCAAGCTCGCGCTGCTACCGACAGCAGCAACTGCTCGTGACGTCCAACACCGTTGCGTACCTGTACGCGCCGCTCGAAGACGGCTTCGTGCAGGTGCCCAGCCCGGCGCTCGCTGGCACCTTTGGCGCTGGTGCAACCGGCTGCGGCGTTTCGTGGACGACCGGCTCAACCATCGGCGCCGCCTCGCTCACTGCGACCGCTGGCACGACAACCAGCATCACAACGAACCAGACGCTGGCGCGCCACCTCCGCGGTTACAGTGTGCACATCCTTGCCGGCCCGAACGCTGGCGAGACGAAGACGATCGCGTCCAACACCATCGGCGCCAACGCCGTCATTACGTTCACCGCTGCAAGCGGTGTCGCGTTCTCGGCGTCGACGGTGTACCGCATCATCGCTCCCAAGTTCTTCGTGCTCGGCGCGGGCACGCTCGCGGCGGGCTCGTTCAAATCCTACGACTTCGCCACCAACACTTGGACGACCTGCACCATCACCGGTCTGCCGGCCACCATCGGTACCGACGCGAAGCTCATCTCGACGCCGGGATGGCTGGACGATACATACAATGCTTTCGCGACTGGAACCGCGACGGCTGGCGGCGCTAGCACGCTGACCAACAGCGCGAAAACCTGGGCCACGAACCAGTGGGCCAACTATCAGATCCGCATCACTGCGGGCACCGGGGCTGGCCAGATCCGCACGATCGCCAGCAACACCGGCACGGTCATTACCACCAGCGCGGCCTGGACGACGAACCCCGACGCGACGAGCCAGTACTCAATCGAGGGGAACGACAACTTCCTCTACTTGATTGGCAACAACGCCGTCACGATGTACCGCTACGACATCGCCGCGAACACCTGGTCGACGCTGGCCCCTGGTGTTGCCCGTGGCGCCGCTCCCGGCGCTGGCATGTCGGGACACTGGGTGCACTCTGCACCAGAGGCCGAGTGGAACAACGAAAGCACCATCCAGAACGGGCGCTACATCTACTCGTTCCGTGGCGCCGCTGGTGCGCTGCTGGACCGCTACGACATCGCTGCCAACACCTGGTCGGCGGTGACATACAGCCCCGCCACGGAGACGTTCACAACCGGAACGAAGTACACCATCTTCGATGGTGCACTCTACATCCAGAAGGACGCGACAGGCCGGTGGTTTCGGTACAACTTTGCGACCAATGAAATGGATGGGTGGGGCACCATGCTCTACCCCAACGGCGCTGCCATTGTCGGCGACACCGCGTTTTATGCGTACTTCGACGACGGCGCGACCAAGATCACGTTCGTGTACATGATCCTCAACACCTCGGCGGTGATGCTGCGGCAGATGATCATCTGAGAGCCTGATGGCTTTCATGGACAACTGAAGACCAAGATCCAAAGCCCACACACATCCGATGTTCCTTACCCTCCTTGGCGGCGCGGCCTACCCGCTTACACTCGCCTGGACGGGTTTTTGGAGAGCCAACTACACCGGCAGTCCCTGGACCGGACTGCCGTCCGCTGGCGCATCGGGTGGTCGGCTGCTCTCGGAGGGAACCAACCCGGCGACGGTGGGCGTCGTCCCGCAGAATGGGTATGACCCTGCAAGCTTCGACGGCACCAATGACATCCTCGCGACCGGCGTTGACTTCACGTCCGGTGAGTACCTTGAGGACTTCGTATCCGGCATCACGTCCCCCTGGACGGTGCATGTCGTTGTGCGTTGCAACTCACTCGTTGCGACAGGTGCATGGTACCTGGACCCGGGCATCGTCAGCCACTCAGGCTCCAGCGTCATCGGCATTACTGCGTCTGCTGATGGTGTGCAGGCGCACATCTACACCAGCGGCGGCGCGGTAACCACCGGCCTCATCCCAATCACGACGTCGGACTACCACGTCGTTCAGGCGCGGTGGGACGGGACGGACCTTTCGCTCCGAGTTGACGGTGGCACATGGGACACCGTTGCCGCCGCGGACATGTTCTATGCGTCCGATCGCGCACTGCAACTTGGGTGTAACTACGACAGGACCGCGTTCCTTGACGCAGACTTTCTAGAGTTCGGAATTGCGTCGTCTGCGTTCTCGAACACGGAACTCGACGATCTCTACGACTATGCCGTAGCCGAGTATGCGCTTGGTGGCGTCAGTGCCATCTCTGGAACCGCGAGCCTCACACTCGCCACCGGCACATCGGTCCTCACTGGCACCGGCGCCCTGGTCGGCAGCGGGACCGCGACCCTTGCCACTGGTACGAGCACCCTAACCGGTGTTGGTGGCCTTGTTGGCTATGCGCCCATCGTCCTCGCGACGGGCACGTCGACTCTCCGTGGCACTGGGGCACTGGTCGGCTCCGCAAGCGCCACGCTTGCCACCGGCACCTCTACCCTGACGGGCAGCGGGGCGCTGACTGGTTCAGCCTCCGTAACGCTCGCCACCGGCACCTCCGCACTCACCGGGGTTGCGGCTTGCGTCGGCTCTGCCTCGCTCGCGCTCACCACCGGGACCAGTACCCTTCTGGGCACTGGCGCCATGGTGGGGTCTGCCCCGCTCTCGCTGACGACGACGGGCGACCTGACCGATGCGTCGTCCGGCTTCTCGTACATCAGCGGGTCGGCAACCATCACCCTGTCGGCAAGCGCAACGCTTGCTGCCCAGGGCGCTCTGGTTGGCTCCGCAAGCCTCGCGCTTGCCACCGGGACGAGCACCCTAAGGGGAACGGCAAACGCCCAGGGAAGCGCGACAGCGAGCCTTGCCGCGTCTGCTACGGCCACCGGGACAGGGGCGCTATCTGGGACTGCCCCCGTCGTCCTGACGTGCTCCGCGACACCGCGAGGCACGGGCGCACTGGTTGGGTCAAGCTCCCTGGCTGTAGCGGCAACCGCTACGGGTCGGATGCTTGCGGCCATCGCCGGCTCGGTGTCATTCAGCCTTGGCGCCAACGGCACCATCGTCGCCACCGGAGGCCTGCAAGGCCTTGCCCTGGTTGCGCTGTCGACGTCCGGGACTCTGACCGGGGTTGCGTCTGCGGCAGGCACCGGAACGCTGACGCTTGGGGCCAGCGCATTGCTTGGCGCAACCGTCACCGCAAGTGGCAGCGCTGCACTGGCACTGTCACTCACCGGAACGCTTGGTGTCGTCACTGAGGACGTTATCCCAGGCGGGCCATACACCACGCGACTCGCCGGCAACTTCATCGGCGTGACTCGTCCGGTGTCGGACGAGAGGGCATCGACCCGAATCGTCGCATCACAAGTCGCAAGGACGAGGCGCCCATGAGCCGATTCGACATCAAGCGCAATGACAGGTTGCCGGCCATCTCGGTCTTTCTGGAGGCCGGCAACGCTGCCATCGATCTCACCTCTTGCACCGTCCGGTTCCTCATGACCAGCGAGGCGACTGGGGTACTGAAGGTGGATGGCGCAGCGACCGTGCTGAGCGCCTCGACTGGCAAGGTCTCCTACGAATGGGGCGCGACGGACACTGACACCTCGGGAGTCTACCGCGCGGAATGGGAGGTCACGTTCCCAGGTGGCAAGACACGCACTGTCCCATCGAAGGGCTACGACACCGTCGAAGTCCACGATGACTTGGATTGACACCGATGGCTGACGAAGACGGGAAGGCTCGCCGCCTATCGTTCCGCAACCGGCGCATCAACCCGAGCGTAGGCGCCGAGTCACCAGATGTTCCGGCCGTTCTTGAGCCGGGCACACTCGCCGCGTTTATCCGCCCGCTTCGGTGGGTTCAGATCTACGCACTCGACGATTGGTGCACGAAGGTTTGGTGGCGAGAGGCCATCGTCGATGCGGACATCCGAGGTCTTCTCCAGTGGAACCGTGAAGCGATGACGTGGGGTCTGACCGATGCGGGTCGCAAGGCCATTCGTGACGTGAACTGAAGGAGCGGGTCAATGCGCGCAGTGGTACGAGCAACGTTCCCTGGTTGGTCGGCGGAGTTGGAAGGTGCGGTTCCGTACTTCTACCTCGACATCATCGGCAAGGTGACGATTGCCATCGGCAACCTCGTAGACCCTGTCGAGTTGGCGCTTGATCTCCCGCTCATCAACAAGCACACCGGCAAGCTCGCATCGCGTTCGGAGATCCGCGCCGAGTGGCAGTTGGTCAAGAGCCACCCAAAGCTCGCGCAGTGGGGGCATAGGCCAGCGGCAGACATCACCAATCTTCGCCTTCCCGATGATGGGGTGGTTGAGTTCCTCCAGCGGATCGCATCGCGCTTCTGGGGCGAGCTTCGGGGGCGCTTCCCGCACATCGACGATTGGAGCGCAGACGCCCAACTGGCGACACTGAGCATGGCATGGGCTTGCGGGACGGGATTCAACTTCCCCGTCCTCGTCCGGATGCTCAACAAGCCAGACTTCTCCGCGGCCTCGTACAACTGCCACATCAACACGGATGGCGCAGACCGAAGGCCCGGCACCTCCGACGACAACCATGGCGTTGTCCCGAGGAACCACCGGAACAAGATCCTCTACCGCAACGCCGCCGTTGTCGCGAAACTCGACCTCGACCCGGAGCGGCTCTACTACCCCGAAATACTCTGGCCGGACCTCTCGCCATTCGTCATCTACGCCACGGAAGCGGAGTCGCTACGCGCCGCACGGGCCGAGATGAAGGCAGAGCACTTCCGGGCAGCGCAAGCGCGTCTGAAGGCCGCTGGGTTCGACCCTGGCCCCATCGATGGCGTCTTTGGGAAACGCTCGCAAGCCGCACTCAGTGCTGCCGGCGGGGACAACATCGACACCTGGGCCGCGCTCTGGCAGACGACCCGAGGGCCTGAATACGAAGGGTCCGACGTACCCATCACCATCGAACTCGATGGCCCGCTTGGTACGAGCAAGGGCATCGTCGACTGGACGCTTGATGCGCGACGAAGAGAGCAATCGGGCAACGACGACCCGCCACCGGAGGCTGCATGATTCGGGAAACCATCGCGGTGCTCGGTGTTGTCTACAACATCATCAAGGCTGACCTCGCATCCAACGATGAAGGCGAGATGGATGCCGACTCTTGCGAGATCCGCGTAGCCAGCAGCGCAACGCCGCCGCGCTACTGGTCCATCGTCAGGCACGAGATCGGTCATGCCGCTTGGCACGAGTCGGGCGCCGGTCTCGTGATGCGCCAAGACTTCGGCATGTCGGACGAGACCGCCCGCAAGGCGGAAGAGATCGTGATGTCTGTCTTTCTCCCAACCTTCTGCGATGCACTTGAGCGGAAGGGACTCCTGTCTCCCATGGTGCTTCAGGAGTACGAGCAATGAGCGGCGTTGTCAGTCGGTGGACAGAGCAGAACATCGACATCCTCATCGCATGCGTTCGTGGCGCAAAGACCATGGGCGAGGCGCTCATTCATGCGTCAGCAGCCCTTGGCTTTGAGGTGACGTTCCCCGGTGCGGCCGGTGCGCTTCGCAGGTCTCGCAAGCTTCGCATTGGATCGCTGCTCGGAAAACTGCCGACGCAGACCGATGAAGACGGCCCGCCTACGCTGCCGTCCGTCCGAGCCCCTGAGCAACTGGACCCGGAGTCCACGGTTGAGCTTGCAGCCTTCCGAGCCAGGCAAGCGGCGCGGCAGAGCGTTGCGCCGATGGCTTTCGTCCCGACGCCTCCGCCGAAGGAAGAGAAGCCCAAGCGAGAGCCCACCGTCGAAGACGACTTGGCGCTTCATCGGGCCAAGATTCGCATCTCGGATCTTGAGGATGCCAAGAAGCGTCTGCTGAAGGAACTCGACGACCACAAGGACCAGATCGCGGTGATGCGCGACCTGCGCAGCGCTCGCCCGATGGGGCCGGTGACGGCAGCCAAGAAGGTGGGCGGCAAACAGCGAACCGGAACCCCGGTGATGCTCTGCTCCGACTGGCACATCGAGGAGCCCGTCGACCCGGCCAAGGTCAACGGCATCAACGAGTACAACCTCGACATCGCCGCGCGCTGCATCAACGACCTCGCGGACGGCTTCGAGTGGATGATGCGCGACACCCGCTACGACTGCCGATCTGCGGTAGTGTGGCTCGGGGGTGACCTCTTCAGTGGATACATTCACGAAGAACTGACCGAGGGTAACTTCCTCTCACCGACGCAAGCGGTGCTCTGGCTGCAAGACCGCATCGAGGCGATGCTGAGGAAGATCGCGGCGACCTGCCCGAACCTCGAACGCATCATCGTTCCTTGCAACGATGGCAACCATGGGCGGATGACGCACAAGATCCGAGTCAGCACTCGGACAGCGAACAGCCTCGAATGGTTGATGTACCAGAACCTCGCGGTTCGGATGCGAGACGATCCTCGCTTCGAGTTCCAGATTGCCGAAGGGGAGTGGACGTTCCTCGACCTGTACGGCGACAAGCTCGCCTTCACCCATGGCGACTCGTTCAGCTACGGCGGCGGCGTCGGAGGCATCTCTATCCCCATCCGCCGCGGCGTTGCTCGGCAGTTCGCTGGGCAGAAGATCGCCAAGGTTTGCATGGGGCACTTCCACCAGCGCCAAGACTTCGGCGACATCGCGGTGAATGGCAGCTTGATAGGCCCAGGGCCCTACTCGATGCGCATCCACGCAGCTCCAGAGCCGCGACAGCAACACTGGTTCCTCTGGGACAGTGAACGCGGGCAGGCATTGAGCGCTCCCATGTGGCTTTGATTCTCACGAGACAAGAATGACCCTCACCACCCTCCGCCCCGCATTCCTTCGCACCTCCCCAGATGGATCTTGGGGCATCATCGACTCCTTCACCGACGCCCAAGGCATATCGTTCGACTGTCCCTGCTGCGGCAAGAAGCATCGAATCGTCTGCTGGTTTGACGACCGAGGAACCCCGAGCGCAATCGCGGCAGACCGTGGGAGGTGGGTTGCGTCCGGTAGCGGACTCGCAGACCTGACGTTGTCCCCATCGATCCACTTGCTCGGCGGTTGCGCTTGGCAGGGGAGTGTTACCAACGGCGAGGTCACTTCCGCGTAAGACTTTCAGCGCGCATCGTCCAGCGCACAAAACAAGAAGGCCGCAGGCTCCGAGAGGGGTCTGCGGCCTTCAGCTATTTTGTCTTTGGCTTGAACTGGCCCGCGGGCCAATCATCGCAATCGTCACTCATCGAACCCAGCGACCCCGCGAGCCCCAAGCCAGCGCTTGGCCTCCTTGGACGGGATGCTGTTGTTCGGCAGTGCTGCGATCTCCCCAGCGCGAATCAACTCCCGGACCCTCTCTGGGTGGACGCCCGCTAGGGCAGCAAGCTCTTTCACTCGGACAGCTTGGCCGAGCATCACCGTCTGCCGCGCATTGGCTGCCAGCATGACGACGCCAATCTCGTCCGTTGCGTCCACCTCGTCAGGCAGGTCGAAGGCGCCACCTCCAAACGTCCCGCGGTCCCCAGCGCAGGAATAGAGCGCGGACATGACTTCGATGAGCGCGTCTTGGCAGCAGCCGTCATCTGGCCAGTCAGTTGCGGATCGCCCGCGCTGGGCGTAGCCCGTCAGCAGTTGGACAGTGAAGCGAAGCGTTGATGGTGCGGGCATGCCATCGCCAGGGCCCTGGCCGTCTCCGATGACGGTCGCCCCGATGTCCATTGCGCGAGTCGCGATGAATTCAAAAACCTTGTCGTGGACCTCCTTTGCAAGCTTCTTCCCGTCGATGTCCGCGAGCCTTGGTTGCGTGGGCTTGGGTGCCATGTCTCTCGTCTCCGTGTATGGTTGTGATGCCCAACGCGCGCAGCGTGCATCTGCTCCGCTTCGCGCATTGAGCCATGGCCCCGGGGAAGTAGTGCTCCCGCGGGGCCGCTTTTGTTCTGACTACGCCGCCGCAGTCGACTCGATGGTCTGTCGGAGGGTAGCGCTGTAGCCGTCGAACAGAACGTCTCCGCTCGCGACCATGGTAGCCAAGTAGTCCACGCCATCCGCGACACTGTCGGCGCGGTATGCATCGACAATGCGGGCTGCAATCAGCCGCGCGTCACCCGTCGCAACGAGCACGTCGTCGTGGTTGACGTGACACGAAACGGCATCGGGGTGTTCTGCGCGGAGAGCTTCGGCAGCGGTGCCGTAGGCCAGTTCTGTTTTGCGGCTCATTGGGACACCTCGGTGAGCAGGCCGACAATCTTCCCGGCTTGGATCTCCACCGCGACAACGGTGCCGTCGATTGCGTCCAGCGAATCACGCACAAGCTCCGCGAGGTCTGCCTCCTGATCGCGTCGAGTGGCCGCGTCCACGGTGCCAGCCCAGGCCACTGGCCGGGAGAGGGTTCGGATCGTGTCGAGGGTGTACGTGCCCGTAACGCTGGTTCGGAGGCTCATTGGGACACCTCGCTGATCACCACAACGCCGGGGAACTTGGCGGCTAGGCTATCCAGTTCCTTCGACCATCCGCCGCGCGCCTCAAGCTCCCTCACCCAGACGTCAATATCTGCCTGTTGAACGCCGCTCGTGTCTGATGCGAGCTGTTCGATTTTGGCGAGAATGTCCACGCTATTCAGGCGGCTCATCGGGACACCTCATTCGAGATAGTGACAGCCCAGGCTCCCTTGCCCATGGCGTCGCCACCGACCGCGATCACCTCGTCGCCGTTGCGCAACACCGTCACCTCGTCCGTGTTGCGACGAGCAAACACCAGGCCGTACCCGTCAGCACGGAGCGAGGCTACCGCCTCGTCCACGTCCTCTTCGGTCGGGTCCCATCCGCGGCCGGCGTTGTTGCCCTGATCGTACAGGCGGGAGGCTTCAGTCATCGTGAGGTTCTTGATGTCGATAGTCATCGTTCTGCTCCTTGTTTTTGCCGCGCCGGGTAGTGCACCGTCGCGACACCTGGAATGTGCACTGGGATACGGCATTGGTCAATACAGTATCATGTCGATAGTTTGTAAGTCCGCGTATCGACAAGGGAACTATTTTCACTTGGGCCCGGCGGAAGGGCTGGTATCTCTCGGGGATGCGCACTTCTCCCTTCGAATCTGCCGTCCAGTCCCTCGCTGCCGAGTTCGCCCGCGCCGTTGTCCGCGCCCTTGGGTCTATGACCCTGGACGAGATTGCCGCCGTCAGGGCGAGCGCTGGCGGGTCTCCCGTCGCGCTTGCTGCGCCCGCTGCCAAGGCGCCCAGCAAGCCCGCCAAACGCGCGCCAGGGCGTCGCAGCGCTGAGGACCTGGACGCTGCGGTCAAGGCGATTGTGGGGGCGCTACGGGGCGCCAAGGGCGGGCTCAGCAGTGAGCAGATTCAGAAGGCGCTTGGGATGACGGCGAAAGAGACGCCGCGGCCCATCGCCAAGGCCCTCGCGGCCAAGGCGATCCGCAAGCGCGGGAGCAAACGGGCTACTCGGTACTACGCTGTCGGGTGACTATCTTGCCCGCCGCACCCACTGGGAGATCAGTTGCCCCACGCCGATGCCCATGTTCGCCGCAATGGCCTTGAGGCTCTCCGCGTCTTCGGGTGGCAGTCGAACATAGACAGCGACCGTCGTCCGGTTTGCGTCAGCGCCAGATGGGCCGCTAGGTGAGGGCCGCTTGATGCCGTTTGCCTTGAGCCATTCCCAGAGAGAACTCGACGCCGGTGCTGTCGCGCGGAGCTGTTGCAAGCTGCACGTTGCCCATGCGTCGTCTGAGCCTTTGCGTCTGCGAGAAACGCCGACCGCGTCCACCTGGTACTCGTACACGCCGAACTCGAAACGCTCACCCATGATTGACCTCTCGGTTGTAAGTCGGCAGCATAGCCGATGGTGGGTCCTATCCACTCACCCACGGGCTCGGCCATTGCAGTGGCGCGAGCCCACTACTACCTGCGCGTCGATGTCCCAGAGACCAAGCCTGCCGAGTACCGGCACCTCGGCCACGCGCTTCACCAACTTGACGTGCCACGCGTAGAGTCCAGGAGACCAGACAATGCCAGCGGCTTGCGCGTGCGACGGCAGGAACTCCGTGCAGTCGGTCACATCGACGATGCACATAGTCACACCGTCACTGCGCAAGCCCACAACGTCGATGGTCGGGACGTTGCGAGTGTCGGGCCTTGCCGATGAGCAGATCATCAACGGCCCGCGGTAGTGGATGCGGCGACTACGAACCTCGATGGTCTTCTTGCCGTCTCGGATGAGCGATGCCCACGGGTTCTTGACGGAGAGCGCCTTCATCGCAGCACCAGCTCTGCCCAGTTGTAGGTGCGCCCGGTGGCGAAGCGGTCGTAGCCACCGCAAGGTCCGCCGATGATGCCAGTGTACCGATGCATCTCCTGAGTACGGCGAACCGGAGTCATGCGAGCAATCCAGGACCAACGCTCGACGACGTTGCCGGGCTCGCGATGCGCCACGAAGTCGGTGCCGCGCCACACCTCGCTCGCGACCTTGGCGCCATCATGAAGTCGAAGCGCTCCGCGACTGCGACGCACCCAGCGATGAGCGACCAGTACGTCCCTTGCGCCGGTGCGCGCGAGTTCGTAGCGCCTGTAGTTGCCGGTCATGACGCCACCGCCTTCATGCGCTTGCGGTCGCCGGACTTGCGGGACGCTTCCGACAGCGCAGCCGCCATCCGCGAGGCGATGAGCCAGGCCCCGTCCCATGAGTCGAACAACTTCACCCGCACGATGTGGGTCCCGTGGCAGAACAGTTCGATGATGCGTCCCTCGTTGTTGCCGTTCTTGACGCGGACGTCGATGACGCCGTCAGCGAAGCCGGACTTGCGGATGGCCGTCACGATGTCGGGACGTTGGACGCTGACCCACTCGACGCTCAGGTTGTTGATTTGCGCCCAGCGTTCGAGGATGCGGTTGTTGATGCACATGAGAGACTCCTATCCAGAAAGGTTGAGGGGGAAAGGAAGGGCGCTGCGTTGCAGCGCAGCGCCCTACCGGGTGACAGAACTCAGCGCGCTTCGACGTAGCGGAGCGGCTTGACGTTGTTGACCATCCAGGCCCCGACTGCGCGCTCTGCGTCGCGACGTTGCTCGGTGCCCTGGGTCTGGATGTACTTGGTCCAGCCCTGGGCGAAGTCGGCGCGGGACAAGTAGGACTCCTCGCGGCGCTCGTTGAAGAACGCGGTGGTCAGTCCCTCGATGTGGTGGTCGGTGCGGCCGGGGAGCACCGCCGAGAGTTCGCTGCTGCGGTCAGTCAGCAGCGCGCGCCAGAAGCCGGGGATGGCATCTTCGAGGGGGACACCCGAGGGCACCTCGATTGCCTGCGCGCGCTTGGTGCCCCAAGCTTTGCAGAGTACCTCGATGGCCGCAGTGGCCGCGTCGACCATGACTGCGACGTCGTCCAGAATCGCGCCGCGGTGGATGCGCGAGGCGCCGACGCCGTCAGCGACGTAGGTGGAGGCGTTGAGGCAGCGCAGGAGTTCGATGCCGCCGCCGCCGTCAAGGCGTCCGGTGCCGTTGTCCCGCGAGCGGAAGGACGCGAAGCCCTTGAACGCCTCGCCGACCGCTTGCTCTGCCACCGGGGTAGGGGTCCAGACCGAGGCGCGAAGCTCCCAGCCCGTCGTCGTGGGGTCGTACGCAGTGGCGCCGCGGGCATCGGCCGGCAGGGCGTCTACAAGCCGCGCCAGCGCTTCCGGGGCATCGGCGACACCGTAGGAAGGGGAGACCGCGGCGAAGATGTCCTGGAGCCCCTGAGCGGTGCGGGTGCGCAACTTGAAGCGCAGGTCAGGGCGGCGCTTCAGTTCGCGCACCATCACCTCGGCAATCGTCTCCTTGTCGTGGCGGACAGCCGCCATGTCGCGCTCGTCCTCCGGCTTGGCAAGCTCCTCGCTGACGCGCTCACGTAGACCAAGCAGGAACCCAAGGCAGGGGGACTGAAGGCGTCCGCAGATGCCGCGGAGCGCGGTCTCGGTCATGCGGAGGCCATTCATTGAAACGATGCCGTTGACGTGAACGCCGCGCGCCATGTCCGCCGCGCTCGTCTCAACGTCGACCCGCTTCTCAGCGCGAACCATCTCGATGATTTGGTGGGCCGCATCGCGGACCAGGGTCATCGCGTCGTGCTCTGCCTTGCGGGCGTTCTGAGTCTCGTAACCCTCGACCGCCATCCGGGTGCCAGTGGCGTAGAACTGCTCCGCAGCGTTGACAGCGACGCCGCCAGCGATGAGCGCCGCCTGCTGTTGCTCGATGCGCTCCTTGGCGGCAACGTCGACCGTCTGCTCCGTCCAGGTGGAGTAGACCGGAGCGTCAACCACCGGAACGATCTGCGGGATACCGCCGCCTGCCTCGCGAACCATCGCGTCGGCGACGCTCATCGGGTCATCGGCGAGGGCAACGACCTTGGTGATGTCGTTCAGGGTGATGCTGTAGTGGGTCGCGTTCATGGGGGAATCTCCTATCCAGTTGTTTGGGTTGTGCGTCGCGTTGCAGCGCGCCGCGGGGTGTCGTTGTTCAGCGCCAGTACCCGGTGGCCTTCAGCGCGTCCTCGGCCGCGAAGTATTCGCGCCATGCCTTGTTCTGCGAAGACTTCGAGAGGTTCGCAGACTCGACGCGGCGGACGTTTGCTTGCGCTTTCTCGAACCGGCTCTTGATGTCGTCGTTGCTCATGAGATTAACATACGCGCGCGGCAATCCGCGCGCAAGTGGATAACGCAAAAAAAAGACCAGTGACGGTCTTTTCTGCGGGAAACGCGATGCTTTTAGTTGAGCATGTCGACGGCGTCGACAACCTCGACGCCAGCCGCACGCGCCCTCGCGACCATGTCCGCAGTCCCGCGTCCACCAGGGAACGCGACTACGAGGTCGGGCTTCTCCCGCTCCAGCATCAGCGCGTTGCGGATGGGTCCTGCTGCCCGACCGTGCGTCTTCCAGTCGGCATGGTAGGCGACGCATTGGTGTCCGTTCTCCCGCGCCCAGCGGGCCGCCAGCGCGTCAGCGCCAGTGGCTCCGCCGTGGACGATGCGGAGGTCACCGTGGAACGCGTGTAGCGTGTTCAGCGTGTCTCTGACGCGGTGCCAGTCTGAGTAGTCGCGTCCGCCGCAAACGAGGATGGTGGTCACCGGTTCACGTCCCGTTCCCGCGCTGCAAGCGCGTCAGTCAACTCGTCCGAATAATACGCGCGCTCCCACGCGCGTCGCCCATGCCCGGTCCCTCGGTCCCCTCCCAGCGACCCAACGCGGATGTAGTTCCGGTCGTACATGCCGCCTTGGGTGCATGCGTACGCGGGATGCAACGGCAGCCCATGGGCATGAATGAACGGGAACACGTGAAGCGCCACCTTCCAGTGCCCGATTGGGGCGCAGGTGTTCTCCGTGGTGAGTCCGTAGTGCGCCGTTCGAAGGCGCCTGACCGCAGACTCTTGGGCGCGCACACCCGAGATGTGGCGCTTCCCGAACATGCGCTCGGCTTGCGCGAAACCCTCGGATGACGTGAGCCCCTTCTTCGCGGTACGAGCCTCGACCTCGTGATAGTTGGCGGTCGGATGCATCGCGAGAAATGCGTCCCGAACCAAGACGCAATCTGGGTTCTCACGATCATCGACGCGCACCCAGACGAGAGGAACATGGATCCCGTGGGTCAACGCGATGTGCGCCGTCACCACGGAGTCCTTGCCCCAACTCACCCCGAGGTAACCGCGCCTGCCATCAGGGCCGGCATCAAGGAACGTTCGCATCTCGTGAGCTGCCTTGCGAGCAAGCACATCAAGAGTCGGCCGCATCCTCTTTGCCTCAAGCGCATCGGTGCGCTCATAGATGGCCCACTGCTCCAAATCGCGTGGCGTATGGCGCGGACTGGCTATCAGCACGCAGTGGCCTCCTCACGATGTTTCTGCCAGTACGGAGGCGCCAGAACGCGCCGTTCGATGCGATGCTCTCCCAGTCCCTCCCAGTCGAGCGGAAGCGGTCTGAGTGGCCGCCCAGCGCGAAGAACGGGGAAGCCCGGCCACGCTTCGATCGGCTCAACCACCCACCGATCCACACGGCCGAGACCGACGCCGCGCTTCTTCCCGAGGTGAGTGACGAGCGAGAGGATGTCCGTCACCGCGTCGATGTCCCCGATGGCATAGAACGTCATCAGATCGCCATGCAGGTGCAGAGTCTCGGCGGGGATGCGGAAGCCCTTGGACAGGCCGCCCTTTGGGTTGACGCTCATCTTGGTCTTCCCGAGCATCTGCGCCTCCAGCATCGGGAAGCGCTTGTTGATGAACCGCTTCTCGTGCAGCTCGACACTGAACTGCCCCGTCGACGCGAGGTAGATGCCGCGCTCTCGCGAGATGGGGATCTGAATGTCAACGAGAGGACCGAACCCCGGAGGGGGGAGCGCGTCGCGCACGGCAATGGCTGCCATGAGCAACGCGTCCAGTGCAATGCTCGCATGAGGAAGCATCACGGAACCGCGCAGGTGTGCGCGAGCGACGAAGGGACCCATGGTCACGCGTCCACCTCGGACAGAAACTTGGCGACCTTCTCTTTCCGCTCGCTCACATGCGAGAAGAAGAGGGAGCCGATCTTCGGCGCCAACGCTCCAACGTCCAGGTTCTCCGGCGCCTCACGAGGGCGACGAACCGCGATCTGCTTTGCGATGATCGGACGGATGCGCCCGTGCCCGGTCGCGCGTTTCCCCCCGACGCGAGCATCGCGAAGGAAGGCGCCAACCATCGTGTTGAACGTGTCCCGCTCAAGCTCCGTGTGGACCGTCGCAGTGACCGACCAGTAGAACAGTGCGCCGGAGACAACGGTCTCATGGTTGCGAGGAAGCATCGTGCTCTTGGACGAGTCCGCAATGACGACGTCGCCGACTTCCTTCCCGTGTTCGGACGCAAGCAGTCGCCGCTCGATGCTCAGCCCTCCGTCCGTCAGAAGCTTGCGCTTCCCAGGGTCCAGGCTCGGGTCCATGCGAACGCGCATCACCTCTTCGACGTGACCGCGTGCAGATGAGAGTTTGACCCCGTGCTCCTTCAGCCATTCGTTGACCCACTCCGGCATCCGGTGGGCAGTCTCGTCGCAGATCAAGTCCGCCGCATCCACTTGGACCTTCCCAGGGATCGCGCGGTTCTGGGCGCAGCCTCCGAGGAGTCCTAGGGGAGGGCAGAGATCGATCATGACAGAGTAGTCCGACAACTTCACGGACCCTTCCTGCGAGCCAGATATCATCCCGCCAGCGAAGAGAAGTCGCAGAGCGGCCTCGCCAAGCGCGGGGTTTTCCAGCATCCCGGCCGCATCAAGAAGCGCGTAAGCGCCGGCCTCGCGCAGACCGTGGCGCATCGTGTCTCCGGTGATGATCGGTACATGTGCAAAGGAGCCATCGGGCAGACGGCGCTTCTCGCGCATCACGAGAGACGTGTTGCCGATGCTCTCCGATGCATGGGCAATTGGCGTAAGGGCCTCAAGGATGAAATCGTAACGAACCACTTCGTGAACCTTCTTCGTCTCGCTCATTGTGCCGCTTCCTCTCGTGCTGCCTGGGCAGCTTCCTTGCGTTGTTCGGCGATGCCACGGGCCATCGCAATCAGGTAGCCAAACTCCCTTTCGATCAAGTCGAGCCATGCGCGGGAGCAGTTGTTCTCTCGGACGAAGTCCGCGAGATCACGAGAAGAGCGAGAGCTGTCCACTCGCAGCGCCCCCAACTGAAGCGTTCGAACCATCTTGGTCGTCCACTCCTCTACCGATTCGCTCTGCCGAGATGCCGCCAGCATCCGGCTCTGCAACTGATCCCAGTGCTTCAGGACGTTGCACCCAGGCGTCCCCAGGTACGCGCTCCGAAGCTCCAGCAGAAGCTCCACTGTCAGCGTCCGCAGACGCTCTTTCTTTTCCTCGTTCACGTTTCGGTCCCTTCTTCTTGGTCGGCCCATCAGCCTTCGATTTCGTCGTCTTCGCCGCGGCCTTCTTTGCCGCCTTCTCTTGTTTCTCCGCTTCCATCCTTTCGGCCACTGCGGCCTCGTCACGTTGCGCCAGCCAGATGGCCAACTCAAACCACTGCCCACCACGCCTAAAGCCGTGCTTGGTCTCGAACGCGTGAAGCTTCGCCCCGCACAACTGCCACGCGCGCGAGCCGAGAGCCCCAGACAGAATCTCCTCCTTCGTTGCGCCCATCGTCAGCAGATCGGCGATGTCGTCCAGCATTGACCAGCCTTCAGCATCGCGAGGCAACTCGACGATGGCCTCCTCGAACAGGACCGCACCACCGGCCTGTCCAGGCGCGTTGATGGGGGTCCACGGGATCAGGTGCTTCTTGCCGCTGTCCGCGATGGCGGCGAACCATGGGGCCTCGTGGGTGCGGCGAATGAAGTCTCGGATGGCTGGCTTCTGCCCCTTGTTCACGCGGACGTGAGAGGAGCCTTCCACCAGGTGCGTCCACATGCGCTCAGTGTCGGGAGGTTTGCCGGCCATGACGTGGACACATGACTCGCAGACGTAGCCGCTCTCTGCGCAGCGGACGCGGTTCTGGCCTGTAAAGTTTGCGCCGGCCCACTTGTGACGCTCCACCCCTCGCGTCGCGTCACCGCCGCAAACCCAACAATGGAACGCTTCCATGTCTCGGCACATGGCGTTTGGCTTGAGCCCGAGAATCTTGTGGATGATCTGGCTAGGGCTCACGGAACCTCCGAGACACGAATGCGCCCAAAGCCAAACGCGGTGCGCCCTCCAAAGCCGGTACGTGCTGCGACTTCAAGAAGCCACCGGGCTGGAGCGTTTGCCTCGACCACGCAATGCCCCTCCCAGCCTGAAACGGTGCCGTACTTGCCGCCGACCTCTACCCTGGCGACCCTCGTATCGACCTCAGACGCTTCGACGCGGATCAGGTCGTCCGTCTTCAGGTGTTCGAGAGAGAAACGCTGAAGCCAAGCTCCGGCGAGTGTGTTGAGCAGCGCGACTGATGTTGGCTTCTCGTGGCTCTTGGTGCGCCCATCCGTTGTCATGACGACAGGGGTGATGGTGTCGATACGGACGCGCTTCCTGCCCCTAGCAATGCCGCGCGGCGCCTTGATTCGGAAGGCCTGTCCAAACTTGAACTTCGATGGATGCCCGTACAGTGGACAGTCGACAGTCTTGCCGGCCAATGAGGCGCCAGCATCGTGCCACCAGTGGACCGCCCAACCGCTCTGATACGGGAACAGCGTCCACAACGGAAAGCGAGGCATGTGCCCCATGTCGAGGATGTTGGTCAGTGCGCCATGAAGGCCCCGGGTGTTTCGCAACTCAATGGGCCACTTTGGCGACGGGTAGACACTGAAGGCCATTGATGCGCCCGGCAGGTACGTGTCGAACGGAGGGGCGCCAGCAAGCCATGGTTTGCGGGTGGAGCAGGCTCGGTTTGCCTCTGCCCACTTGCGGTTCCGCTCCCTGTCCTTCTCGACGTAGGAAGGCGATGCTCTCCGTGCACGGTCCCGCTCCCGCTCCCGTTCCTTCCTGCACTCTTCAGAGCAGAACTGCGTCATCCAAGGGTTGGCCGTTTGGTACACCGACCGGCAACGTTTGCACTCTGCTTCGTACCGCTCACGCTCTGCTGCGTTCATCAACTCACACCTCACCCATTCCGATGCGACCGCGTCTCGTTGTAGGCGCTCTTGATCAGCACCGCGCGACCGATGTCGACGCCGTTCTCCTCTGCGGTGTCGAGCGCACGGATGATGATGTCAGCCAGCTCCTCTTCCATGCAGGTGAGGGGCTCAGCCGTCTTCTTGTCGCACGGCTTGTCCAGCATCCCGCGCCGGTAGGCCTCCCAGAGTTCGGAGACCTCGCCGTGCAGGTTTGCGACCGAGACAGCCATGGGCACCGGTTCGTCGTGGAAGCCTTTCGACCTGGCGATGCCGTAGACGTGGTTGGCAAGTGAGCGCAGCGAGTCCGCGATGCGCCGGCCTTCGCCGCTGTCTATGTATAGAGTCATCACATCCCCTCCGTCTTCTTCACCGGCCCCGTCTCCACCATCGCCATCAGGTCCGCAGGTAACGTTCGGTACTCCACCGCCGTCCCGCGACTGTTCGCCGTATCGACCCCGAGCGCCATCCCGCTGCTGATGCCGAAGTCCGTGTAGACCGCCACCAGATCGCACTTGTTGCCCCAGGCAAAGCCCGCGCTGATGCCGAGCGTTCGGTGTTCCTTGTTCGTGTCGTCCAGCAGTTGTGTGTAGAGCAAGTGCGAAGCCATCGGGGCTTCATTGCGTCGCTCAATGCTGTCGAGGCAGCATAGCCGCGCGTAGTTGATGTTCTGCTCGAACGTCCTGCCGTTGGCTGGACTCAGCGGACTCTCAATGACCACTAGCTTCATGACTTCTTGAACTCCTTCTCCTGATGCCGCTTCCTTGCCCCAGCAATGCGGCACTTCTTCGACTTTGCATGACGGTGCAGCGGCCGATGTGTCCCGACCGCATGCACCACCAACGCGCCACAATTGGCGCAGCGAGCGACGTAGCCGCTCACCAGTTCAGATCCTCATCGGCATGACGACGCACAAGAAGTCATCGCCAGACTCCGCCTCGGGCGCCACCATCAGCGGGTCGAGTTCCCCGTTCAGTTTGAGGACCACCTCCTCGCAGGACAGAACGTTGCAGGCGTCGACGATGTATTTGGCGTTGAATCCAACGCTGATGTTCGGTCCGGTGTAGCCGATGATCAGTTCGTCCGCCCCATCACCATGCTCCGGGCTCTCCGCCTCGATGCGGAGCGTCCCCTTGGAGAAGCGGAACTTGACGCCTCCAGTGCGCTCGTTCGATGCAACGGAGATCGCCTTGCAAGCCTCAATGAGCGCGAGCCGGTCGACTTCCGCGATGCTGTCGTTCCCCTTCGGGATGACCTGCGAGTATGGCGGGAACTTCGCGTCCACCAACTTGATGCTGTAGACCATCCCGGCGAAGTCGAAGAACGCGTTGTTGTCTGCGATGGTGACGCGGATGACCGATCCAGCATCCGCTGCGCTGGCCTCGTCACACATGCGACGGATGTCAGTTGCTCCCTTCAGCGGAAGAAGGAACTCAAAAGCGGTTCCTTCGGAGACGGGGAGGTTCGACAACGTCAGACGATGCCCGTCGGTGGAGACCGTTCGCAGGTTGGTGCCATCAGCCTCGAACTTGATCGCGTTCAGGTGGGCCCGCGACTCGTCCACGCCAACGCTGGAGATGACTCGACCGATGGCGCGCGACAACGTCACGGCATGGAACTCGCGCGACGCCGTTGTGTTTGCGCCGGCAGCCTTTGCGACGGGCGGGAAGTCTTCGGCATGGTGGCATGGGAGCCGAAACTTTCGCGCCCCCTTCTCCGCCTTCATCTGGACGGCCTTGTCATCACCGATGATGGTGAGGTTGCCCGAAGGCATCGCCTTGACGCGAGCTTCCAGATCCTTCGCGCCGATGGCGATGGCCCCGGACTTCGAGACCTTGGCGTCCACGGACCCGGTGACGGATCGGTAGAGGTCGGTCGCGGTGAAGTGGACCTGTCCATCTTCGCAACGTAGGAGGATGTTCGCGAGCATCGGCATGGTGCTCTTGTGGTCTGCGACAGGCGTTGCCCGTCGAAGGATCTTGTCGAGGTCGTTGCGTTGAATCGTCACTTCCATTGTCTGTTCTCTCCGTTCGTTCGGGACCCGCCCGACTCGGTTGATGCAATTCGTTTCTCGATGGCCCGCTGAACAGCCACCACCTTCCACTGAGGGCAGCCGTTGGTGTCCGCGTACTGCCTTGCCCTGGCAACCAGATCGTCGAAGCTCGCGCTCCCGAGCCAGGCCAGGAACTTGATGTCCGCATCGATCCGGTGATGCTCCCCGCGCCTCATTGCCCGGACACCTCCCGCCAACCGGCATCGGTCAGCCGGTAGTAGGTCTTTGGCCCATCGGCGAACTGCACCGTCGCAGTCGCGCACAACCCCCTCAGGACGAGCGCGTCAACCGCATCGGCCTGGGATGGGGTCTCGGGCATGAAGAGCATGTGGCGGGCCATCTGGCGCAAGCAAGCGGCCTCTGCGTCGATAGCCATCAGCACGCCTCCTCTGCCGCGACATTGGCGCGATGCTCCGTCACCAATGCGTCGACCGCAGCGGCCAGGTCCAAGCCCTTGCGGGTCGCAAACGGGTCCCGCTCAGCAACAGCCGACAGGTAGGACCCGGATAGGGCCCAGAGCTTGTCCATCGGCGCGAGATCATTCATGACTGCCCCCGTTTGCAAAACCGTCATACGTGGGTTCGAATCCCATCCACGCCTCTCAATCAATTCAATGGCTTGGCCCGCATCCTCGCTCACTGGCTCGGGCCCTATTCGGACCCTATGTTGCGGGATGGCATTGCTCGGAAGGTCGACACTGGGCCCCATCGAGAGACCGATGGATCGCGCGTAGCGCTCCGTGACCTTGACCGAAGAGTGACCCAGGAGGTCCTTCACGGCCTCGTAGCTCCAAGGCTTGCCGTCCCAAGCTCCGGTCAACAGGAGCGTTGCGCATGTGTGGCGGAGATCATGCCAGCGGACGCGGCGAGTGATCCCGGCCTTGGCCTTCCAGGCTGCCCAGTCAGCGGCGGCGACGATGCGTCCCTTCGGGCGATGCAGTCCGGTGACGCTCGGCAGGACGATGCCTTTGCGCTCGGCCTCTGGCACCGCCAGGACGGCCTGTAGCGCGATGCCGAACAGGCGAACCTTCCGCACTCGCCCGCTCTTCGTCGAGACGCCTGGGGTGCCATAGCGGAGCACTACGTGGGGGACCTTGGCGTTGACGTGAACGTCGGACCAAAGAAGCGAACGCTCCTCGCCTTGGCGCATCCCGGTTCCGATGGCCAAGCAGACGGCCAGGTCGTTCCCGCTCGCAGCGATCAGCGCAAGCGTCTCCGCCATATCGAGGGCGGTGCTCTTCTCGTCCGTGCTGCCATGGTCTTTGACCTTGATGCCAAGCGCGACGTTGGTTGCGAGCTTGCCGGCCTCGACTCCGTAGGAGAGAACAGCGCGCAAGGTGTTGAGCGCGTTGCGCCGGGTCATCGTCGACAGCCCGCGCGCGGAGATGTCCGCCAGCCATTCCCGGATCTGTCCAGTCGTCAGATCGCGAGCCGGCATCCGCGATGCCTCCCACGGAAGGACGTAGGCGTTCCAGCAAGACTTGAAGCTCTTGATCGCCTTGTACCCATCGCGCTCGCGAAGGTCGATGCAGGACTCGCCAAGGCGCTTCAGGCTGATACCGCCTCGCGTGCACTCGCTCTCTGCTAGCACCGCTAGGATGCCATCGAGAGCCATCTCCGCCTCTTCGTAGGTCGCAAACGGGGAGCCTTCGATCTCTTCCCTTCGTCCAATGGTGAACGGGAAGCGCGCGCGGTACCGTCCGTCTGCGATCTTGGTGATGGTGCCAGAGCCCTTAGGCCTTCGCTTCGTCATACGCCGCCTCGCTTCTTTATCATCCGCCTTGCCCGTGACGTGTACAGGTCATCGGTGACTGGAGACAAGGGCTGCGGGAACGGCCTCGCACGAAGTGCCCGAGGGCGACTCTTTGGAGCAAGCGGAGCCGGGTCATTGGCGGGCTCGGTTGCCTCCAGTTCTTCGGCGATGTCGGTGAGTACATCAGCCAGTGCGCGGTAGAGGTTGGCTAGCTTGGCGCTCATTGCGAAACCTTGGTGAGGGTCTTCGGGATGCGCCGCGCCGTCAGCTTTACCCCGATGCCGCGCAGTGCGTCCAGGAACCGCGATGCGACTTCGACGGAAACGCGCTGGCTACCATGGCAGAGGTTGCAGTGACGGGCATTGTGCTTGGCAGCCTTGCGCCTCGCGACTTCGGTGCCGTGCATCGGGTTGCAGGATGGGCATCGGGTAGGGACCTGATCATCGTCGCTCATCTCGTGTACTCCTCATCAAAAGCGCCCGTCTCTCCGGGCTGTCACGCTGCAATGCTGCGTTGGCACTGGTCTCGCGACCATGTGGACGCTGGCGGAATCGAACCACCAACACGCGCGCATGCCACATGGGCGCCCCGTTGATGCCGGTCTCTCCCGGCTGTCAGTTCAACGATTCACCCTTCCCAGTGAGCGGACTGTGCTGCGCGCTCCACCGCCACACTCTCTGCTTGGCGCAGCGCTATCGACAACACGTCGGCGACCCTGTCGGCATCCCGCTGCGTCATGTCTCGCGATGCAAGTCGCCACTCCTTTCCGGTCCAGACTTCCACTAGGCGTCGATGCTTGAAGCTGTTGATGCCGTTCACTACGCGCACCATTGGGTGACGATCGCTCATAGTGGCCCACCCGAGAGCTTTCGAAGTTGGGCCATCACACGGTCCTCCCCATCCTTCAGCCCGCGCCGATACGCCGCCGCATTCTCACTGGCGAACATGGTGGAGATTGTCGCGGCCCTCATTGACCCAACAGCAGCGATCAGTTCATTCTCACAAGTGCGCTCGAAGATGCCTACCGCGCGGCCCATGTCTTCGACAATCTGACCCATCACCGCCCTTGCCAAACACACGAAGTGCACGTCATTGGCGGTCATGCTCTCGGCAATCAGCGGCGCTCCGTAGAACTCCTCGGAGCCGTTCGTATTGGCCAATGGGGCGACGATGTGATTGATGCTGCTGCCATCGCCGGATGCGATCCATGGGCCCTTGGTCGCTCGCTGCACAACCTGATCAAGCTCGTAGTGCCGAAACCTCATAGCGGTGCATCATCGTCTTCCTCGACAGCCTCAATCGCCTCGAACACAACCTCTCCCGCATCAACCCGGGTCCCGATGAGTTGGTAGTCGTCCCGCGTTGCGTCGGCGACGAACCGCCGCATCTGCTCTTCATCCAGACGCTCCAACCCGTCGACCACCAGGATCTTGCTCTTGGCGTTCAGCCTCCGCGCGATCTCAACAGCGAAGCCAAGTTGCTCCTGGCCGCAGCGTTCGACGATGTCCACCCCGTCCAGAAGGACCTTGTCCCCGTCCACCGACAACCCACTGATGCCGTCAGCGTTGGCAAGCAGCTCGTTCGGGATGTCTTTGCGCAACCGGTCGAGGATGGCGGTCAGTGCCTCAGAATCGGCCTGTAGCCGCGTCGCGAGCTTGGACGCCTCTTCATGCCTTGCCCGTTGCTCGCGGGCCTTGTCGGCTGCCCTGGCGCGTTCTACGAGGGCCTTGGCCTCATCCCTAGCAGCCTTGGCCTTGGCCAACTTTGCTGGGTCCATCGGGGTGCCGTGCGCAGAAGCAAGACCTGACTCCAGGGTGTTCGCCATCGCGGTCAGTTCCTTGGCCTTGGCAAGCTTCGCCATGTCCGCCTGAACTTCGGCAAGCCTCGCCCTAGCGGCAACCACCTTGCGCTCCAGTTGTTCGAGTTCGTTGACCGCAGCGTTCTCATGAGAGCCGTTTGCGAGTGCTTCCAGGTCATCCCAGACATGCAGTGCGGCATGAAGCGCCCCGGACTCTGTCCGCATCCCATCGATGCGCTTTCGCATCTCCTCCGCCTTGGCCCCGGACTCCTCGAAGCGCTTGGCCTCCGACTCCAGTTGACCGAGAGCCTTCTCCGCCTCGCTCAGCTTGGCATCTGCCTCGCCAACTGCGGGAGCCTCAAGCGCTGCATATGGTACGTACAACTCCGTCGCCCTGGCTTCGGCAGCCTTGGCCTGCGCGTTGATGTCCTTCCGCGCGTTGTAGACCAGTGTCGCCAGTTGCTCGGCAACCTCCAGCCCATGGGCATCGTAGTTGATGGCCTCAGCGGCGGGGCGAATGGCCGGCGGGATGATCTCAAGTGCTGCGGCTCGGCTCAGCTTCGCTGGCATTGCCCGAAGGATGATCGCCTTGCGACGCTTGGCGTCTGCCTCGTAAAGCTCGATGGGGTCCAGCGGGCTCGTCCCGAGCAACTCCATCAGCAGCGACTGCGGGGCGCTCAGCTTGTGGCCGTCTTGCTCTACCGTCAGCGTCGAAGTCTTCGCGGTGATGAGCCGACGAACAGACTTGTCCCCAAGGTCCACCAGGATCTCCGCCTTCGATGCGCCCAGGCGGATGGCGTCTGCGCCGATGTCCCTGCCTGCTAATGCGGCGCGGATGGCCTTCAGGACGCTGGTCTTGCCGGCGCCGTTGCTGCCCTTTACGACAGCACCAGCCTCGCCAATGGTCTGGTCGAGAGCTTCAATGCCGCGGTAGTTCGTTACGCGTAGTCGTGTGATCTTCATGGCATCTCCTGCACCGGGAAGGCGAGCATTGCCGCTTCCTCAACGACCATCTTCTTCCACCATTGACTGCGGTCTGGGTCCCACCGGAACCCGGCCGCCTTGAGTTCGTCATTGCGGCTGCGCGGGACGTTCGCGACGAAGCGAGCCTTTGGCCGCATCGCCTTGGTGAGCATCGCGTCAACGTCATGGCCCTTCTCGGCCACCCGTTGGAACATCCGCGCAAGGGTCAGGACGTCATCGAAGGCGCGGTGCGCGAAGGCCACCGGAACGTCATGCGCGAGCGCCAAGGCCACCAGGGACTTGCTGCTCTTGCCGGCGTTCGGCCACTCGATGTCGTTGCAGGAGCAGACCCAGGGGACGTCCGCAAAGAGGCTGCTGCTGAACCAAGGCCGGTCGAAGTCGACATGGTGGCAGACAACCGCGTCGACGAAGTTGGCCTTCATGTCGCGCTCGATGAAGTGCAACGCTCGGCCGTGCTGGAGAAGCTCCGCGGGGATGCCGTTGACTTTCTCCGCCTCATTGCCCATCGCGTCCACAAGCTCCGAGTGAACGCTGATGATCGCGTTGTAGGTGGTGTCGAACAGCGCATAGGCCACCTCCACCACATGGTCCTTTTCGTGGTCGAGACCGGTCGTCTCAGTGTCACCAATGAGCAGCCTCATGGCCGCCTCCAGGTGATGCGCGCAGCGTCGACGATGAACGGGATGTCGTCATCGCCAGATACGAAGTCGGCAGACGCGAACGGGTCCCCGCCGTCATCATCGCCGAACGATCCGCCGTTCTGCGCAAAGGCATCAGGCTCCTTGGACTCTGCACCCATAGGCGCCAGCGCCTTTGGCTTCCAGCCTTCACGAATGCGCTTGGCCCATCCACGGGCGAGGCGAGCTGTCTTCCGACCAAACCGAGACATGGGGTACGGCGCCTTGCCGCCCTTGGGCTGGTACATCTTCCCGGACTCGTCGTCCTTCGACGCCATCCAGTCTTGCAGACTGGCAAACTCCTCAAGGAAGTCGGCCGGGCACTGCGAGAGCTTGTACCCCTTGTAATCGTGGCCGCCGTTCTCCAGCCACTTCTTCGGGCTCTTGCGAACTTGCTCGTCCCCGTATTGGGAGTCCAGCTCGCGGTCGGTAGCAACCTCGCCACCTGCTCCGCCGACACCAGCGCTTCCGCCAACGAACACCGCCTTGAGTGCTGCAATGGTGGTCTCCAGTGCCTGCACCCTGGACTCCAAAGCCTTGATGGGATCAGTCATGCCGCGCTCCGCTTCTTCTCTCGTGTCTTCTTCGGTGCCCCGGTCTTACTCCCCACCGGCCGAATCTGGTGGCCCTCGCTCTCGATGTAGCAAGACGCGATCTGATCGTTGTTCGCCCCAAGGTCGAGGATGAGCCCGATGGCCCGGTCCTGGTTGAAGCTCTTCCTGGACATCGGAATCTTCTTCAGTGTGCGACCGTCGGGGAGGGGGATGTCTTGCCGTTCAGCCATCGCCTTGATGCCCTTGGCAACGGCATCCGCAAGGCGTTCGATCTGCTTCAGCTTCAGGTATGCGGCGCCCAGTTCATCGGGTGTCATCGCAGTGAATCGAGACGCCACCACCGCTTCCAAGTCTTCCTTCTTGGCCTCTGTCATCGCGACGGCTTCCGGCCCTGCGAACGCCTCCACCATCGGGAGCATGTGCCGCGCGATGCCGACGTATGCCGGGCATGCGTTCATTGCTGGGCAGTATTTGCAGTGGTCGCCAGCCCTCACCGGGACAGGCTCTCCCGCCGCCATCTTCAGCCGCGTCCGCTTGACGTTGCTGACAAGGCCCACCAGTTCATCGCCGAAGCTGTCGAGGTCGAAGGTGTCGAGGAACGCAACGTCCAGCGTTACCGACCCGTCCTCTGCGACATAGGCGATCCGGGCCTCGACCATCTCCGCGCCATGTCGAAGTTGGGCGATGCGAGCGAAGTAACGGATCTGCGCGTTCTCTGCCGCAGGCGTCACGTCTTGCCCGCTCTTGACGTCAATGACTACCGGATGGCCCAGCGTAGACATGCCCTCAATGTCGACCGTTCCGCCGATCTGCGTCGGGCTCAGCTTCGGGTAGTTGCGCCCGATGTTGATGCCAAGTTCCGTCACTTCGTCCGTCGCCGTGTCGAGTGCGTAGGCCACCTCGCCGCGGACATCGGTCAGCCCGCCCGTCAGCTTCGCCCAGTCCAACGCCTGGCATGTGGCCCGCCACTGGATGGGGATGCGGACGGATGCATCATGAGGGGACATGCCGGCCACCACGTCTCGGATGAACTTGGCGATGGCCGTTCCTCGCTCTGCGGGCTCGCCAGGGGCATCGTACGTCGCCGGGAGCACATGACTAGCCGTGCACGCCAGAACGCGTTCCAGGGCCGACGCAGTGGGGTTGTCGCTCACTGCGCGGCCTCCTCGCTAGCCGCCGCCGGTTCAGACGCAGGAGCAGGCTTTGCCGCCGCTGCGAACTTCGAATTGTACGCGGCCTTCGCGTCCGTCGCCCATGGCTCCCCGGCTTCAGACACGAACTTCTGGACCATCGCCCGGACTTGCTTCCCCGCATCGGCCTTTGCGATCTTGATCTTCAGATCCTCAAGCTCGCTCGCGTAGTCGCGAATCGCGCCAGCGACCGGAGAGGGCTGCTTCGGTTCCTCGACAACCTCAGCATCCGGGATCTTGTCCGACGGCGGAGCTTGAGGGATTGGACCTTGCTGCGGCCCTTGGACCTTCAAGGGCTTTGAGTTCTCCTCCTGCATGTCTTCGTACGACGGCATCCCGTTGATCAGATCGGGAAACTCCGACTGCGCCGCGTAGCTTCGCGCTCGCGCTTGCAGCATCCGCTTCGGATACATCTCCCAGTTGCCGCCGGCCTTGATGAGGTTCGCCCTGCGAGCTTCGGCGATCGTGAACTCGTACTCACGACCCGGACGACCGATGCGCTTTGCGTAGTACACACACTTCTCTTCGGTGATCTCGCGCATCTCGAACGCGTCAACAACGCGTTGCCCCTCGGGAGCAGTCATGTTGCCGAGGATGCGGCTCTCCATGAACTGCGCCGCCAGCGTCGCCCGGCCCTTGATGAAGTAGATGTTTTGCATCGACTCAAAGGCGCTCATTCCCATCGAGCGGCCAGCTTGGATCTTGGCGAAGGCGACCTGCGCAGTGATCTCGTAGGCAACAGCCAAGTTCGTTGCGAACTTGATGGCCTCCTGAATGTCTGCCGGCTCCAAGAGGGCAAGACTGCTTGATTGAACTAGTGACGTAGTCGGTGACATTGTTGTTCTCCTTGTTCCCACTCAACACTTGGACCAGCGCCTCGGAGTTGAACCAAGGACAGGGCCGTAAACCTTCGCCAGTCGGCAGACTCAACGGGCTCTCCGTCTGCCAGGGAATCAGTCAGGTGCGCTCGCATTGCGCAAGCGCCCATGTTCCTCGCGGTCTCACCCGCGCCCGTCGAAGTCCTACGCGACCTTGTCGCTCTTCCCGTCGCAGAGCCAGCACACCAGCCCGTCCGGCGTCTCGTACGTCGGCACCGGCTGCCCGCACTTGGCGCAACCCTTGTGCGCCGACGCGTACTGCCGCAGCGTCATCTCGCGCTGCGCCCTGTCGAGTCCCATGACATCGCGAACGTTCTGCCCATTGCTCGCTGCCCAAATCATCACTTGCCTCCCAACCGCTCAACCCGAGCGGCAATTGATTCTTCGACGGCTGCCCGTCGCTTGCGGCCAAGCTGGTAGAGCCCGACCAAAACATCCCGCGCTTGTCGCGGAGTCACCCCGGCAACTTGCGCCAGCAACACCAAGTCCTCCGACGCCCGGAGTTCCGTCTCCAGTCGCACCTGGGCAGAAGACTTCTCCGCCGCTGCCAGCATCTCGTGAGCCTTGCGGTAGTCCTCAATCAGGGGCACCAGCGTTGCCGCCGATGCCTCCCGATGCCTCTGCGCGTCCCGCATCGCCCGCTCATGTGCGAGCGAGATTACGGCGCACGTGTCGTCTGCCTTGGGCCGGCGCATCAGGCCGCCCGACGACCGTCAATTCGCATGTGGCTCTCGCTCACCAGCCGCCAGGTCACCGTGTGACCGGTGCCGACGAACACCCGGCGGTAGTGCTCCGCTGCCTTGGCTTCCGCCTCCTCGACAGAGCGCGCAATGAACTCGTCGATGTTCCCATTCAGGTACTGCGCAGTCGTCCGGACCTCGAAAACGAAGGCCCGCGGGCGCATCATGTCGCGCAGGAGGAACTTGCGCGTATCCGATACGGAGAGGGTTACCGAGCCGTCTTCGTGAATCTCAGCAAAGCCATGCTTGCCCTTGCCGTCAAAATCGAATGGGCTCAGCAGAACGCACCCGTTGCTCGCGCGCTCATCGCCAGCGACGAACACCGGCACCCATTCACCGTAGACCGTCTGGCACTCCCACTGCCCCTCTCGGATGCACCGAGCAAGGTTCTCGCGTGGGAGTAGATTGCGCCGCGCCTTCTTGACCGTGTTCATGCTGCCTCCTTCGCCCGTTCCGCTGCCAGTTGCCGCATCTCCGCGGCCATCTCCGTCCGCCCTTCTGACTCGTAGACGCTGGCCAGTCGCAGGGTCGACTCGGCCAAGCTCGCAAAGAACCGCTTCCGAGCCGCAGCTTGCAGCGCCTCGCGGTGACGTCGTTTCGCGCCGCGCCCCATCACGCCACCGCCTTCGGCGCCATGACGCCAACGCACTCGCTGACGCTGCTGGGCATCTCGTCCCAGTTGAAGGCGAGGATGCTGTAGTGCCGCGTCGCCGCCGGCTCATCGGGCTCTTCGCCGATCTCGGAGACCGAGTGACTGACGTTGATGCCCGTGAGCGCCCGGCCGATGCTCTCGACAATGGCCATCACATCGGCCCTGCTGGCCGCGTAGATGACGAACCCGACGTTGCCGGCGTCGATGCTGCACGGCAGGCCGGCGGCCTTGTAGAGCGCTTCCAACCGAGACTCAGCAGCGGACTTCTTCATCGCAAACTCCCCAGCTTCTGCGGCCCGGCCCCATCGCCGCGCCCCATGAGTGTATTCTTACGTCCGAATTCTGACGTGCGCAAGGGGACGGAAGAAAAAAAGTAAGAAAAGTGACATTCGCCGCTTTTCGACGCGAAACCTTGGCTGGGGTTCGGTCGACAGGGGCATTGACCGGCCAGGCCGGGAAGGGGTCCAATGCGGGGAATGAATGTGGAGGGGTTTGCGGCCTACTTGCGCCGCAAAGCGGGCATCAGGGCAACCGAACTGGTGATGGCGCCGACCATCGTGGCCCGGCTCATGGGCGATGGCGCGCTGGGTCTTGCCCCAGGTCTTGCGTCCGCCGCCTGCCTGACTGCCATGGGGGGCCGGCACGTCATCCTTTTGCGGGAGTTCTCACATGATTCGAACTTCGACATCATGCACGAGTGCGCCCATTGGGCGCTGCGCGTTGTATGGGGGCGACCATCTGACGACACTGAGCGGAACGCTAACGCGCTCGCCGCCGCTATCCTGGCTCCACCTCAGCTGCTGCTGTCAGCTCATCGAAAGCATCGTTCGCTCCAAGCCATGTCCAACGAACTGATGTTGTCGCAGACGGCTACATTCCTTCGCCTTGGTGAGGTCCTGCGGGACGAGCGCGCGGTCGTCACCCGTTCCGGGAATGTGCTCGTCCGGACGCAGGGCGCCTTCCCATGGGCCTCGGTGCCCGTGGTTGATGTGGCCCGTGGCAGGCGCTGGCCGGGGCTTTCTAGAGCCCACCTGCGCGGCGGCATCGACGACGGGCGCGTTGCGCTGAGGGTTGGCTAGTTCACTCGTTTGCTGGACTCGCGGACACGAACGAGTCTACGGGCAGGATGGCCCCGATGCGCATGAACTCGAACGCGCCTCTGACGTTGGCGGTGATGGCGTTGCATCCGTTCGGGCGGCCGGCGTAGATGCCGTTGTCGAACCGCGGGCCAACCTCGTGCAGCGTCTTGCCGTCAAGGACGTACTTCGGCGCAGCGATGCCCTTGATTTGGTAGTACAGCGGCTCGCCGGTGCAGTCCGATTTTGCCCAGTAACTCTCGGTGAAAACCGCGAACTCTGGGACGCAATGGTAGTCCCCGAGGGCTTGCGTGAACACACACGCTTCGGTGCGCTGTAGGTCGACGAACCCAAGGAACTGACGCGACCCATCGGCACCGATGAGGTATCGAACTCTCAGTCGAGAACCGGACCTGTACCACTCGTCCGCCATCGCGTTGTTGACCACCGGCTTTCCAGCTTCAGCCGTTGCGTTCGGCGCTCCACCATCCTGCGAAGAACCCATGTCGCGGTCGGTTGCCGCTTCGCATGCGGCCATGGCGTAGTAGACCGCAGCGCCCGCAACCAGCGTCTTGCCTGCGCGACCGAACGTCATCGGCCACCCGCATCAGCAACTGCCCGCTCAAGAGCTTCGCGGGCCTCCTTCGAATCACGGATCGCTTTCTCCGCTGAGGCGTGCGCCGCAGCCGACTTTGCCCGCTGTTCCTCCCTGTCGCAGCCGACGACGGCCACCAGACAACAGACGGCAATGGTTGTCTTGAGCGCGTTCATTTCTTCGACCCTTCCTGATCGTTCCTGGACTTCTTGATTCGTCTTTCCGCATTGTCTGGCTGGACAATGGTCACCTTCAGCCGCTCGCCGATGTCGCCGCGCCGAAGTTGCTTGATGTGGTCGTAGACCTTTGCGGCGTTCGACTCTGCTTCCCTGGCCGGACTCGCGCGCAGACGAAGCATGTCTTGCACCGTGACGTCTCGATACGTTGCAGCCGCAGCCGAGATCGCCGGGTTGCCGTGGAACCATGCGAGGAATGACTGCATCGGCACCGGCTCACTCCCCCCATCGACAGTGGGGCTTGGGCCAGACGTGAAATCGTCCAGCGTGATCTGCCCACGCAAGTAGGCGTTCGCCCGCTCCGCGGATGCCCCCACGGTCGCGCCGATGCCGAGCAGCCACTTCGACGTTTTGCATGCGTTATGGCCGTTGAGGGCGGTGTTCATCTCGGTCCGGCGCACGCCGACCCGTTCCGCAAAGTCCTCCTGCCGCCCCCCAATGTGGTCGAGGAGTGCCCTAAGTCTCCCGCCAACCTCTGGAAACTTTGGGTCTGATGCCGTCTTCCGTGCAGCCATATCCGGATGGTCAACCATCAGCGAAGACAAGGGCAACCGACCTTTTTCTGACGCCAGACTTGACGCGTACGGAATCTTACGTCAGTAATGAGACCCATGCGCGGTGAGATTCGTCGGAAGGTTCGTGGTCCCAGGTCAGATGGCGCTCGTGAGACGGACCGATACCTGCGCGAGCGCGGGATTTCGGTGCCTGTTTTTTGCGCTGAGAACGCCATCAACTGGCCAACTCTTCGCGCATTGATGGCCGGTGAGTCCCATCGGGCCTCGGTGGACATCTGCCTTGCGGTGCAGGCCGCGACGGCTGGCCGTGTAACCGCCGAGATGTGGCGCGAGTCCACGGTGAGGGATGACATCCCTGGCGAGACAGATGTGGCGCCTGCGGCCGTTGCAAGCGGCACCAGCGTTGCTGCCGCCGTCTCTCTGCCGCCCACCGGCACCAAGTAACTCACCCGCCCGCATGCTCCGCGCTGCGGGCTTTTCTTTGATCGATCGCGGGAGAGGTTTGTCATGTCGGTACCCAAGGACCGTGACTCGGAACGGGAGCGCGCGAAATCTGCACACCTGCCACGCCTCACGCGTGAACAGGTGCGCACTCGTCTCCTTCTGGCTCGCTCTGCCCCCGACCTTTACGTCGGATTGGCGCGCACCAAGACGCGCGAAGTCCACCTTTCCTGCGGGCATTCGGTGCTTGTTTCCTCGCGCGAAACAGCTCACCCGACTTGCCCGATGTGCTCCGCGAAATCGTCAGAGGTCGGCTAATGGACCTCTCCGTTTCGTCGCTTTTGTCCGCCCTTTGCTCACCTGCCAACAAGCGCAGCAGTTCGGGTGTCCATGTGACTCCACGCCCCATTGGCCATCAGAACGGCGGGGCATTCGACACCCCAGTCGGTTGCAAGTGCCATGTCTTTCGGCCTGCCGGTGAGGCGCTGAGTGGCGCTCGGCTCGTGTGCCCGATGCATGGGGGTGCGTCGTGAGCAAAGCCCTCGCTGCGCTTGATGGCGCATCCGACACATTCACCCTGGCCCTATGCGGCATTTTCATTCTGTTCCTGATCTCTCAGGAGATCGAAAGGCGGTTTCGTTCATGAACTCTTGGCTCGTGTATCTCTCTGATGCTTGGCTCGAAGCGCTCCGCGCTGCCGCCGCCTGGTGCCATCTTTGGTCGCTCGAACTGGCGTGCATCACGGAGCAGTGGCAGCGTCGCGAGCACTCGTTTGAGGACGACACCGACGTCCCTGGCTGGCCCGTTCCGCCGGTTGAAGGTGTCCAATGAAGCCGGACCTGTCTGCCGCTCTGCGGAGAGAAGAGGGGTTTTGGCAGGCGTTCCGCATTGCCAGTGGATCGAAGTCGTTCGGGCCAGAAGAGACAGACGCTGTCTGTCGGGAATGGCTTGAGGCGCGTAGCGAGCGGATTGAGCTTGAGGCTCGGCTGAAGCGGATGGGGGCGTCATGAGCTACGAGGACTTCGTTGCTGGCAAGTTGACTCGCGCGTTGCCAACCGGACTCGGTGATATTCCTGAGCTTCACGATTCTCTGTTTGGGTTTCAGCGCGACATCGTTAGATGGGCTCTGAAGCGTGGCCGTGCCGCGGTCTTCGCGGACACTGGTCTTGGCAAGACCGCAATGCAGCTTGAGTGGGCTCGCCATATCCCGGGCGACGTACTCATCCTCACCCCGCTAGCGGTCGCCACGCAGACCGCGCGAGAGGGTCAACGCATCGGCGTAGACGTCACCGTGTGCAAGTCCGGAGACGATGTTCGTCCAGGCGTCAACGTCATCAACTACGAGCGCATTCACCTCATCGACCCGTCTCGCTTCACCGGCGTTGTGCTGGACGAAAGCAGCATCATCAAACACTACGCGTCCAAAACGCTTGGGCAGTTGATGGCGGCGTTCTCGCAAACGCCATTCAAGCTATGCGCAACCGCGACCCCGAGCCCAAACGACTACACGGAGCTTGGTACACACGCTGAGTTCCTTGGCATCTGCACGCGTCAGGAGATGCTCGCAGAGTTCTTCTGTCATGACGGCGGGGAGACGCAGGGATGGCGACTGAAGGGGCACGCTAAGGCCACCTTCTGGCGTTGGGTTGCGTCGTGGGCTGCGCTGATTCGAAAGCCGAGCGACCTTGGCTACGACGACGGCGGCTACGCGCTTCCACCGCTCGTAGTGACCAATCACACGATCCCAGCAGACGCTGCGACTGTCGCCGCTTCCGGGCTTCTGTTTGCGGAAGAGGCGTCCACTCTGACGGAGCGCCGAGATGCCCGCCGCGGAAGTCTCAATGCTCGGGTTCTGGCCGCAGTGTCAGCGATGACGATGTGCACATGCGAGGAGAAGAGTGCGCCATGTACTTGCGACGCAAGTGAGAGGTGGATTGTTTGGTGCGACCTCAATGTCGAACAGGACATGCTTGAGTCTCTCCTCGGAGAGGAGTGCATATCGATCTACGGGTCGCTGGATTCCGATGAGAAGGAACGCAGGATGGAATCTTTCCTGGCCGGTGGAGCCAGGATTCTCATTGGGAAGCCATCAATATTTGGGTTCGGGCTGAACCTTCAGATGCTGGCCCGCATGGCCTTCGTAGGCGTCACCGACTCTTGGGAAGCCTACTACCAGGCCGTGCGCAGGGAGTGGCGGTTCGGCCAACTGCGGGACGTTCACGTCCACATCTTCTCCTCCGAGCTTGAAGGGGCGGTCATCGCAAACCTTCGAAGGAAAGAGGCCGATGCATTGAGCATGGCCGAGGAGTTGTCGGCAGAGACGAGGGATGCGGTGCGCGCCGAGGTTGGCGGGCAGACGCGAACAACGAACACGTACGACCCGCAGCTTCGCATGGTCGTGCCTGCATGGATTTGTCAGGAGGTTACGTCGTGAACGAACAGGTAAAGGTTTTGTCGCAGTCGGTTTCGGAGCGCTTTGCGCTGTACCACGCGGACTGCGTTGATGTGCTTCGTGGGCTGCCGAGCGATTCTGTCCACTACTCGATCTTCTCCCCGCCGTTCGCGTCGCTCTACACGTACTCGAACTCCCCTCGCGACATGGGGAACGTCAAAGGTGATGGCGAGTTCTTCGCTCACTTCGCATTCGCCATCGATGAGCTGTTCAGGGTCATCAAGCCCGGTCGGTTGCTGTCGATGCACTGCATGCTCATTCCGTCCATCAAGGAGCGCGACGGCTACATCGGTCTGCGCGACTTCCGTGGCGATCTGATTCGAGCCTTCCAGAAGGCTGGATTCATTTTTCACTCGGAGGTCGTGATCTGGAAGGACCCCGTCACTGCCATGCAGCGGACGAAGGCGCTTGGATTGCTGCACAAGACCATCCGCAAGGACTCTTCGATGTCTCGCCAGGGCATCCCCGACTACCTCGTGACGATGCGTAAGCCCGGCGTCAACGATGAGCCCATCGCACACACCCACGAAGACTTCCCCGTGAGCCTTTGGCAGCGGTACGCGTCTCCGGTGTGGATGGACATCAACCCGTCCGACACGTTGCAGTATCGCAGTGCTCGCGAGAACGATGACGAGCGGCACATCTGCCCGCTGCAACTCGAAGTCATCCGCCGCGCGATGAAGCTCTGGACCAACCCCGGCGACCTGGTTCTGTCCCCGTTCGCCGGCATCGGGTCCGAGGGCTACGTGGCCCTTGAGGAAGGCCGCCGCTTCGTCGGCGCAGAACTCAAGACATCTTACTACGAGCAGGCTGCGCGCAACCTTGCGTCCGTAGCCAACGGGCGTCCTCAAACGTCAATGTTTGCTGAGGTGGTGAGCCAGTGAAGCACATCCCCCTAATCCTCCTCTCCCTTCGCCTTCTTGGCGCGAAGACCGATGACGCACTGGCGTTCCGCATCGAGCTGGCCCAGGCCATCGTAGACGCCGACACCACCGCTCACGAGGCTCGCATCCTGATGAGCATTGCCCGCTGGGAGAGTGGGTATCGGCGCGACGTTGCCAACTGCACGGTCAACGGGGACGCCAACAAGGCCTATGGCCCCTTCCAGGTTCAAACCCGCTCCGCCAAGGAACGCGAGTGCATCTGCGGCTCCCTCGTTTGCGCCGCCCAGGTGGCCGTCAAACGCATCCGTGAGTCGTACGCCTTGTGCTCGTACCTGCCGGAGCAAGAGAAGCTCGCAGGGTACACCTCTGGCGGTTGCAGTGGCCGCAAGGCGAAGGCCATGGCCCGCACTCGATGGGTGCCTTGATGCTGGAAGCATTCGCATGGTTCGCCGGTGGCGCCATCGCCTGCTGGTCATTCATCCCAAGCCGCCGCGACGTTGAGTTCTCCCTGCGCGCCGCCATCAAGCAGCGCCTCTGGAACGAGGCCGTTGCTGCGTTCGATGACGAGGATTCCGGCCAGCGCGCATGGGCGCTTGTCGACGCCATCTGCGTCGTCGACGGCGAGCCGATGCGAAGCGAGACGTTCGAAGAAGAAGACACCGAAGAGGAGAACGAAGACCAATGACCCAAGAGACCAATCCAGTGACCTTTGCCGACGTGGCCGAGGCCAGCGCACGCAACGAAGCCGCTGCCGAACTCGAGACCAAGAAGGCAGCCCGTCCGCCGCGCTTCTTCACCCAGCCGATGCCGGTGAAGCTCACCCCCGAAGAGGGCGCCGACATCGCCAAGGAACTGGCGGAGAACCATGCCGAGATCGAGAAGATCAAGGCGGAGAAGAAGGCCGCCAACGACGACTTCAAGTCCCGCATCAACGTCTGCGAAGTCCGGACGGGCGAACTCTGCGAGGCCATCACCACCGGCTCGGTGAAGCGACCGACCCAATGCCGCGAGGACTATATCTTCGAGACCGGCACCGTCCGCATCACTCGCCTCGACACCGGCGAGGTGGTCACTGAGCGCGCGATGCTGGCCTCAGAACGGCAGCCGAGCCTCCCGGGCATCCCGGCCGCCGAAGAGTCCGATGAGGACGTCACGGAGGCGTCTGGCGAGGATGACGACGAAGACGGGGATGGGTTCGACCACTCCGACAAGGACGAGGACGAGGACGAAGACGATGACGATGACGACGAGACGGACGTGGACAGCGGCGCGGCCATCACCGACCCGGAAGCGGTGCTTGGCGAGAGCCCGGCGGCCAAGAAGACCCGGAAGAAGGGCTGAGTAGCGCACATGATCTTCGCCCGCGTCGACGTAGAACTTCGTGACCACGAGAAGGCTCACCAGGCCGGCAAGGCCATGGCTACGTGGACGTGGGCACTGCTCCACACCAGGGCCAAAGAGCTAGATGGGTGGGTACCAGACCTCGCCTTGAGGGGGACTTGGGTCGGACCAAAGCAAGGGATGGCCGACATGTTGAAGCTCGTAGAGGTCGGTTTGGCCTCTCGCGGAGATGGTGGCTTTTGGATACTTGGCTACTCGACTCGCAACGAGACGAAAGAGCAAATTGCTTCGCGAAAACAAGCAGAAGCGGAGCGCAAGGCCAGGTGGCGAGGCAAGGACGGGAACGCGTCTGTCCCGCCGGGACAAGAAGTTTTTGGACGCGGGACAGACGCTGGTGTCCCTTTGCCAGAGTCAGAGTCAGAGTCAGAGTCAGAGTCAGAGTCAGAGTCAGAGAAGAAGAAAGAAGAAGATCCCCCTTTTATTCCCCCGGAGGGGTCTGACCCGAAGTTCCGGCTTGAGTCCTCGACTCAGGCGAAGCGTGGTCGGGCAGCGAAGGGTCCGAAGCCGAAGACTGCACTCCCCGCCGACTTCGGGGTATCCGCGGCGATGGAGTCCATGTGCCGCGCCGAAGGGCTGCCGAACCCGCATGTCGTCATCCGTGACTTCCGGGACAAGGCCAAGGCGAACGAGTACCGCTACGCCGATTGGGAGGCGGCATTCCGGACGTGGATGAGATCCGAAATCACCGCCAGGGCATACCAGGACCGGAGTTGGTTGGCCCCGCAGTCCGCCCAGGATGCCCCACAATCGACTTTCAGGGACCCCGACGTAGGTCCGGATGGGTTGCCCTTCATCCCCGCGCCACAAGCCGCCCTGGACGCTTTGGCGAAACTGACAGAGCGCAAGCCAGACCCCGAGTTGGAGGAATGGCTCAAGGGCCCATTCGACCCCCCTGGGGCGGTCAATGACGAAGACGGCGAGGCGGCGTGAGCAGCATTGCCCCCTGCGACATCGAGGCCGAGGCGGCGGTCATCAGCGCGGTCGTTTTGGAGCCGGCGGTGCTGACCAGGATTTCGGTCCTGCGTCCGGAGCACTTTTACTCCGAGGCGCATCGGCGGATATTCGAGGCGGTCCTGTCGCTGACTGCGGAGAAGCGGAACGTCGATGCGGTGACCATCGTCAGCAAGCTCCGAGAGACGAACCGTCTCGAACAGGTGGGCGGCGTTGCCTACTTGACAACGGTTCTTGATGCGAGCCCGACGATCCACCATGTCGAGGCTCACGCCGAGACGGTTCACAACCGGTACCGGTCGAGGGTCCTGGCCCAGATTGGCGAGGGCCTAGCTGCTAGGGCCCGCACCGACATTCACGATCCGCAGTCCGTTGCAGATGGCGCCGAGCGGGCGGTGGCCAAGCTTGCTCGGGAGTCGTTCAGCTCGAAGGAGATGAGCAACTTGGACCTGCTGAAGCAGATGGTCCAGGAGATCCTCGCCAAGAGCCAGGCCGAGCAGGAGAGCGCCGGTGGGCGCAAGTACGGCATCCCCTACGGCATCCCGGCGCTGGACAAGGAAACCTTCGGCCTTCACGCGACCCACAAGACCACCATCCTCGGGCTGTCCGGTCAGGGCAAAACGGCGCTGGCCGTCCAGGTGGCGGTCAACGTCGCAGATCAAGGACTGACGGTCTTGTTCTTCGAGGTCGAGATGACCCGCGGAGAGTTGCTTCTTCGGATGCTCGCACTGGTTGCGATGGTGGACAGCCAGCGGCTCAAGAACGGCAAGCTGACCCATCCGGAGTGGAGCCGGGTGATGTCGAGTGTCGACCATGTTGGCCGGCTTCCGGTGAAGATTGTGGACCGGGAAGACATCCACATCGGCCACGTTGAGAACGTGACAAGGTCACTGGCGAGCAAGCCACTTCGTGATGGGGACTCGCCTCTTGGGCTGGTGATTGTCGATTACGTCCAAGCGCTCAACGCTCCTCCGGGGTTTGAGATGCGCCCGAAGTACGACCAGATCACCGAGTCGACGGCGAGGCTGAAGCGGCTGGCGAAGGCGACGCGAGTGCCGCTCATTGAGCTGGCGCAAACCAAGCAGGACGAGAAGGGCAGCAAGACGCACCCGCCGAAGCCGGAGCTGTTCGACGTCTCCGACTGCAAGAACATCATCAAGTGGTCAGACGACGCGTTGTACCTCTGGAACCGAGGCAAGATCGACAGCGGCGGCAAGACGGTTGCTGACCCGAGCGCGCCGACCATCATCGGTCGCAAGCAGCGCGGTGGCCCGAAGTTCGAAGTGGAGTTGGTGCTGGACTTGCCGACGGGCCGCTTCACCGACCCAAACGACCCAATGCGCGCGGCATCGCGTGACTACGTATCCAACCAAACCGACGACGAAGACAACGAACTGACAAGGGGATTGATATGAGCAAGCAAGCAAGGAAAGAGTGGACGGGCCGGGCGATGTTCTGGAGCGAGGACTTGGCCGATGAGACGGCGTTCCGCAACGGGCTGATGGGCGCGCTGGTGAACGAGGAGGGGCTCCTTCGTGACACGGACTCAGAGCGTTGCATTGACGACATCGTCAAGCGCGGCGGCATCTTCGTGGAGGTGGCGTGATGGCGGCGAAGAAGAAGGCAGTGACGAAGAAGGCGAAGGCCAAGCGTGCAGTGGTGACCAAGAGTCTCGATGTGGAGACGTGGGCGGTCGTCGGGAGCACCGACGAATGCGTCATCCTTGCCATGTCTGTTACGGAGGCCAAGTTGCACGCCGCGATGGTTCTTGAAATGGGGGCATCCAGTGCGCGTATCTGCCGCGTCCGCATCACCGAGGTGACCAAGTGAGCGCGGCGGAGAGCATCGATCCGGCGATGGAGTTCCGCGTCTACGACGCACCGGGCGAGATGACGAGCCTGGAGACGAAGGTGTGGGCAGCGCGCTACGCCGCGAGCTTTGAGCCGCGAGTCATGTGGGACGACGCTGACCCGTTGCCCTGGGCGGGGATTGCGGAGGACGCCGTCAACGATGCGAATGCGGCGGTCAATGCGCTGAGGCTGGTGCGCAAGTGAAGGCGCGGTACAGGGGGGCGCCGTACGCAATCGTCAACCAGGACGGAGAATTCTGGACTGGGTACGCATGGGACGACGAACTCGTCTGCGCACTTCGCTTCGTGAGACTCGCCGAGGCAAGTCGATACGCCATCATCACCGCGTCCAGGTCCGGCGTGTGGAACGGGGTATCCGGTGAGATCACTATCGGCAAGTTCAGGATGGTCCGGAAGCAGAAGGCTGGCGCATGACCCTCACCAAGCAAACCCTACGCGACGCCCGCACCCTCATCCTGCGGTTGCTGCCGCCAGGCAACCCCATAACGCTCCCGGAGATCGTCCAGGCGCAGGAGGTCATCACCGCGCTGTCGACCGAACTGGAGTCAATGGTGAGCGCGGAGCGCGGGCGCAAGGTCTTGGAGTGGCGCGTCCGCACCAACCTTGCCCCGACACTCAACCAATACGCGTTCATGAAGACCTGGCAGCGGATGGCCATCAGAAAGGCGCTGGACGCTGACCTTGCCGGCATCATTGCCAACGTCAAAGACTCGCATGCAGGGAAGCGAGTCCGTTGCCTTCGGGTAACGCGGTTCACCACGCAACCAAAGACCATCGACGACGTCGCCGCTGACGCCATCGGCGGCAAGATGCCCATCGATTCTCTCGTCAGGCTTGGTGTCTTCTACGACGACAAGCCCGCGTTCATGGTGCGAGAGGCGCATGTGCTCAAGACCACGAAGGGCAACACCCACTTGCTCTTTGAGGTGTTCGAGACTTCGGCGGAGGGCGTCCCGTGCGAACCACCGCAAGACGTTCTCCTTCCTGTCGAGATGAAGAAGGAGAAGCGCAAGAAGCTCCCGGCACTGCTCACGGTAAACGGCAGCCCGGTTCCGACGGCGGTGGTCAAGTGACCGTGGAAGCCATCTGGTCGCCGAAGGGCGAGGACTTGGTTGGCTACCTCGAAGCCTTCCGCTTTCGCGCGATCCATGAGTTCGAGTTGCAAGCACTCATAGAGAAAGCCTTGAAGCAGACGACCGTTCGATTCGAGCGCGAGGCGCGGCTGTCATCGGCGGACCGAATCGACTTCCTTGTTCACGGAGCAACGCGCATCGGCATCGAGGTGAAGGTTGACGGGTCGGTGCAGGCGGTCACTCGTCAACTTCACCGGTACGCGCAACTCGACACCATCCAAGAATTGGTCCTCTTCACTACGCGGTCGAAACATCGAGGCATCCCGCGTTCCTTCGCCGGCAAACCCATCCACGTCATCCACGCAATGAACAGCTTCCTATGAACCACGGAACCATCACTCACACGGAGAAGGGCTGGAAGATCCAGGCGCCTCCCCACGTCATCATCCGGCTGAAGCGCGTTCTTGCGAGCACCGCGAAGAAGCACGGCGACAGCATCACCGTCAGCGACACCGACGCCAACGCGCGGGAGTTGATGTGGCTGCTTGAACGCTTCCCGATGAATGTGGTGGGGAAGGAGTTGCTTGTATCGAAGGCGACTCGCCACAAGGAGCGCGAAGAGTTCTCCGCGAAGCTCTTCAGTGGTCAGATCCAGATGCGGGACTACGACCTGGCGCTTCCGCTGCGGGAGTATCAAAAGACCGCCGTCACCCTGGTGCTTGGCAACGGCGGGTTGCTGCTTGCCGATGACCTTGGTCTTGGCAAGACCAGCGTCGGGATTGCGATGCTGACGGACCAACGGGCAAGGCCTGGGCTGGTGGTCACGCAGACGCACCTGACGCGGCAGTGGACGAGGGAGTTCGGCCGCTTCGCTCCTGGCCTTCGGGTCCATGTGCTGCGCACCGGGAAGCCGTACGACGTCACCAAGGGGCCAAGCGGTAAGCCTTGCAGGCATCGGTGGGTTGCGGATGACAGCGCAGCGGGGCAAGCGCGCTGCCGAACTTGCGACGCATCCAGGGATGACGCGTACCACGGGCGCACCAGCTTGATGCCCGACGTCATCATCACCAGCTACTCGAAGCTGAGCGGTTGGGCGGAGACGCTAGCTGGAACGGTCAATGGTGTTGTCTATGACGAGGCGCAGGAGCTTCGGTCTGGGAACAACAAGGACACCCCTGCGAAGTATCTCGCGGCGCAGAGCATCTCGAATCGTGCGTCGTTCCGCCTCGGACTCACCGGTACGCCCATCTACAACTACGGCGGCGAAATCTACAGCGTCCTCGACTGCATCAACCCGAAGGCCCTGGGCGAGTGGCCCGAGTTCAGGGACGAGTGGTGTGGTGGTGCTTATGGGGAAGATGCATCCAAGGTTGGACTGAAGGACCCGCGAGCCTTCGGTACCTACGCGCGCTCCTCAGGGATGATGCTGCGTCGTACGCGGGCAGACGTTGGCCGAGAGTTGCCAGCCGTATCGAAGGTCTCTCACATCGTCGATGCGGATGAAGACAAGCTGAACGAGGTCAGTGACAAGTGCGCGGAGCTGGCCAAAGCGATCCTGCGACAGGGAGAGAAGACCCGCGGCGCGAAGATGCTGGCAAGCGAGGAACTGTCCAACGCCCTGCGACAAGCGACAGGCATTGCGAAGGCGCCAGAGGTGGCGGCGTTCGTGAAGATGCTGCTTGAAGGCGGAGAGAAGAAGGTCGTCGTCTGGGCCTGGCATCGCGCGGTCTACGACATCCTTCTTGAAGCACTGAAGGACTACAACCCGCAGATGTATACTGGCAGCGAGACACCGCTACAGAAGGACCGGGCGCGAGCGAACTTCGTCAACGGCGGATCGCGGGTCCTGATCATGTCGCTGCGAAGCGGTGCAGGTCTTGATGGGTTGCAGGAGGTTTGCCGGACCGGAGTGTTCGCCGAACTTGACTGGAGTCCCGGTGCGATGGAGCAGTGTGGCGGGCGCATTCACCGCGACGGTCAGGGGGACCCGGTGGTCCTGTACCACCTGATCGCGGAGAGCGGATCAGACCCCATCGTCGCTGACGTTCTCGGGCTCAAGACCAACCAGGTTGAAGCGCTGAAGAACCCGGAAGGGGATGGCGACTTGGAGCGCCTGCAAGTGGACGAAGGGAGGATCAAGAAGTTGGCTGAGTACTACCTGGCCAGCAAGGGGGTGAATGTGGAGCAGGTGAAGGCGGAAGTTGTTGAGTTGGAAGAGGAGGTGGCGTGATGAGTGGAGTGGTACCGACACTGGACGAGCTTGATGCGGCGTACGCGGCGCAGCGCGTCCACAAGCACTCAATGCTTTGGGCGCAGTTTGCAGCCTCGTACTTGCCAACGAGTGGCATCCCGGAGAAAGCAGCCCTACGGGCCGCAGAAGCAGCGGACGCGATGCTCGAAGAGTGGATCAAGCGCTGGGACACCCCGGCGGGAGTTGATCAATGACCTCCCGCCGCAACTACCTGTTCATGGGCGAGGTCGAGGAGACGCTTGAGCGCGCCCGCATCTACGAGAGCAGCGGCGTCGCGTCGGAGAGCGCGGAGCCGTACCGGCCGACCGCTTGCTCCTGCGCGCCGGGGTTCAGGGGGTACTGCTTTTTTCGGAGTGACGTTTGCGAACTGGAGGTGGGTTGATGAGCACTGATGAGACCGATGAGACGAAGGGCCTGAGGCTGGAGCAAGCGGTCGCGCTTGCGAATCTGTACAGGGACGAAATGGCTACAACGATGGAACATCGCAACGCCTGGCATGTGGCCGCGGTGGACGCGATGAACAGCGTCGGACGCATCGCCAAGGAACGCGACGCACTGAAGTCCGAGGTGGAAGACCTTCGGGAGCAGATGAAGCGCGTCCGTGAAGATGCGATGCATGAGGCTGCGCAGAGGATGGCGCCTACGAGCGTTGAGCTGCTGAACCGCAATGTCCTGCCAGCCTTGCAGGCAACCGTGGACGAGTGCAGGGAGATCCTTGGTCTTGGTGACTTTGACAGTCTCACGGATGCCGTCCGCAAGTTGGAGTGCCAGCGCGACGACGTCATCGATGCTTGCTGGAATGCGGTCGGCACCACCGGAAAGGGGAGAACCCTCCCCGCGGCAGTCTTCGAGATGGCCGAAGAGAACAAGCGGCTGAAGGCTGCCAACCACGAGTTGCTCTGCGCGCTCGCAGGGCGCGATGTGAAGGACGGTGAAGGCGTTGCCTACGAGGTCCCGGAGATGGTTCCGCGGGCGAAGTACGACGATGCGGTGAAGCAGTTGGGGGAGGCTAATGCGGCACTGATAGCGGAGATGCAGAAGACGGCTGCACGTGCGCAGGCGGACGCGCGCGAAGCGAGAGCGTGGGATGAGGCAGAAGGGGTCGCTCCATGAACGCCACGAACTTCTTGAGCGGACTGGTCATCACCAGAACGATACCAGGGGCCCGCTTCGACTGGTGCGCGGTCATCTGGGTGGGCCACTGGGAGCCAAACCAGATCACCGCGATGGTTGTCCGGGTCGAGAACACGGCGGACGACCAATGAACGACGAGCCCGGGCTCACGTCCCACCGAAACATCACCGCACTGGTGGCGACGTACGAACTGACCAAGCAGCGCATCATTGACGCCGTTGCTTTGCTGGCCGCTGCGGAGAAGGACTGGGACGGCGCGTTCGCGCTCGGCAACGGCATAGGGCACCTACGCATCCGTCTCAACGGGCGGCACTCCCATCACTATGTGGACACGAGCCCAGAGTCGATACATGAGGCGCTAACGCTGCTGAAGCGCGACACATGGTCCGCACTGGTGGACCGGCTAGAGCTTCGCCGGCTGATGAGCATTGAACGGTGGAAGCAACTCCAGAAGGAACTGGAGTCCGGCGACCTGCCGGAGATCACCGTCGAGACGGTCTTGGCTTGGGGCAAGCAACAGATTGCGGCACTGCCTACGATGTTGCAGGAAGCGGTGAACGAGGTGTTCGAGTGGCTGCGCCCGCGGAACACGCGGTATGCGCGCAACTCAGAATTTGAAGTACCTCGCCGCATCGCACTGACTGGCATTGCGCGACTCTGGTTTAGTGATCGCTTTTCGGTAGATGAGCATTACAGGCAACACCTGATTGCGCTAGAATCGGTCTTCAACGCACTTGATGGTCGCGGGCAGATTGCCAAGCATCACAAGTCGCTTCTCCAGGTGGCGATTGAGGAGCGGACGTTGAAGGACAAGCGCGGGGAGACGGACTTGTTCGAGTTCACCGTTCACAAGAACAGCAGCCTTCACCTGACATTCAAGAGGGTGGACTTGCTGGAGAGGTTCAACCGGATGGCTGGTGGGAAGCGGTTGCGCGGAACGGAGGCGGCGTGAGCCGCGTTCCTCAAACAATGGGTGGGAGGTTCACATGGGTGACGAGAGCGAATTGACATACGTGAAGTACGCGCGCATCAACGGCGTCAACGGAGAGGAGTGCAAGCCTGGCCAATACAAGGTCATTGACGCAAAGGACGTCGAGGCGTGGACCACCCAAGGGTGGGCGCTGGTGCACCCATACCAAGACCATGAGGTAATGACCGCACACGAGAGCCAGGCGGTCATGGGAGTTGGCGGATACCCGACGACCTTGGCAACAACGAAGAGCCATCTGGGGCTCGTGACTCGCTATCTCATTCGCAAGGCGCCAGACGCGGTGCAGGAGGAACTTCGGGACCGAATCCGGAAGTTGCAGAACGAAGCCGGTTTAGTCGTAGAGCTGCGAAGGCAACTCGCCAACGTGGAAGCCGTGCACAACGAGACCCAGAAGCGGCTGGAGTCTTCCCAACAGGAAGTCGAGTCTATTCGCAAGGACCGCGAAGCGTTCCGCGCGTCGGCACGCAAGCTTGAGACTGACCTCGGCAAGCTCCGCGAGGCGATTGGGGCGATGAAGTTCAACGAGATCGTTGGGGTGAAGTCGTGAGCATCACCGAAGAGCAACTGACCGCATGGGCCGGCCTGGCGGAGAAGGCGACGGAAGGGCCGTGGATTGAGGACGACTGCAACGTGTTCTCGGAACCCAGTCTCCGCGCGTCCCAGCAAGCGCGCCTGAACGGCGACGAACCAGTTCACGACGGGCTCATCCTGCACATCGACCAGATGCAGGAGCTTTCCGACGAAGACGCATCGTTCATCGCTGCCGCTCGGACTGCGGTGCCTGCGCTGATTGCGGAGGTGCGGGAACTACAAGGGTCAGTCAAGGCCTTCGAGGAGTGCGAGGCCGCAGACGAGGCGGTTGACGCTGCCGCTGACGCGCTGGTGCGTAGCGAGAACGACGCCATCATCCGAGAGTTGCTTGGCCCATGCTGGAACCACCTATGGGGATGGGAGTTGGAGCGCATCGGTTCGGTCGTAGACATCATCCGAAAGCGACTGGAGAAGGCGGAGCAAGAGAAGGACGACCAATTGCACCGCGCCGAAGGCTACCTGGAGCAACTCCAGAATTCTGTCTTGTGGCCGTACGACGACTGCCCATTCGATGCTGCCGCAGTGCGGGAGTTGCTGGCGGAGAACAATCGTCTACGTGGGCGCGTCGAAGAGTTGGAGGCGGAAGGCCTCGTCCAAGTCTGCCCAGGCTGCCACGCCGTGGCGCCGGAGCGCTGTCTGCCTGGGTGCATCGACGCGGAGATCGCGGCCGAACGTCGGGAAGACGAAGACCTTGGGCCGGTGAGTGAGCGATGAACAGGCGACGAATCCTCCCGGAAGCGGCCTACGACTTCTGGGCTGAAGATGGGTACGACGGCGAGAAAGGCCCAGTTCGTGACTCGCTCGCCCATGCGAGGAGCGATGCGAAGGTCTGGCGCGCGGACTCCGTCAAATGGAAACGCTGCCGCATCAAAGTCTGGTGGCGTGTCAACGAGCGGAAGGTGCTGGCGCTTTTGAACCACACGGACCGAGCCTGATGCCCATCCGCAAATCCCAACGCCACCTGTACCCGAAGGACTGGCCGGCAATCCGCGAGCGCATCCTTCTCCGCGCTGGCAATGCCTGCGAGCAATGCCGCGTTCCCAACCACGCCATCATCTGTCGAGGCGAGGGAAGCGACGCAGGCACGTACATGATGGAAGACGGTGAGGTTCGCGACGAAGAGACCGGCGAATACCAGTACTACGCGCGAGGGTCAGAGTACGAGGGGAGGGTCATCGCCGTCGTTCTGACGTGTGCCCACTTCGACCATGACCCCACCAACAACCATGATGGCAACCTGCGGGCTTGGTGCCAGTTGCACCACCTGAGGCACGACAAGGAACAACACGCACGCAACGCCGCTGCAACGCGAGCGCGAAAACGAGACGAAGAGACGGGGCAACAGACGATGTTTGGAGACGACCAATGACAGACAAGAATGATGACCAGGACATGCCTCCGCAGGTGGACAACATTCTAGATGCCCAACCCATCCCCGGGGTCCACATCACAACGATCATGGCCGGCCAGGCCATGAACGGGTCGACCTTCACCACTGGAGGATCAGCCAAGGCGACACCCGACATGGTGAACCACCCGCCGCACTACGCGACGCATCCAAGCGGGGTTGAGGCAATCGAGATCCGCGAGGGGATGCGATGCCCTCTCGCGGATGCCTTCAAGTACCTCTTTCGGCGCGATGGCAAGGGGGCGCCGGTGGATGACTTGAGGAAGGCGGTTTGGTACATGCGAAGAAACCTCGGTGCGAGGCGGGGAATTCCGAAGCCGTTCGACGATGTGACGAGCGATGCTTTTTGGGGCAACTGCGAGCCAAGGCCAGGCCCGAATAGGGCTCGGTTGAGCGAGACCATTCGCCTTACCAGGCTGGTACTGGACTTCGAGCGCAAGGGGGACATTGCGAGCGCGATGGGTCTTGTTGTCCGCGCGCACGTGTTCGACTCGCTAGGGAGACGGTACGAGTCGGACGATGACTTGGAGTGCGCCATCATCCTGGTTGAGCGAGAGATTGCAGAGCGGACCAAGGGGGCCGCATGATTGTCAGTTTGAACCGAGAGAGTTGGATGCGGTCGATTCAACAACTTTACGGGTCGTCACCGAACCATGAGCGCAAAGGCGGTTGCACCATGACAGAGCGAGAAGAGATCATGAAGGAGTTCGGGATGCACGAACTCAACGATGACCAACTGATCCGGTGTCTTGCCAACCAACTACGCAAGGCAATCGGCGAGTTGAAGGACCTCGACCGCGCACTGTCAGAAGTGGAGAAGGTGGAGCAGGAACTTGATAACGCCAAGTTCCGCCGAAACAGCAGCATCTACCATGCTCGGAAGCTCGCAAAGGAGTACGCGTAGTGGGCAAGCTCCACATGATGAAGGTGCCAGAGGATGTCTACAGGGCTTGCCGCAAGTACCGGGCGACAACGACAGAGGAGCGCTGCGCCGCCTCACTGGGCATTGGAATGACCGCGCTCGGAACCATCTACTCAGGGGCAGGCTTCATCCGAAACGACGTTGTAGGCCGAGCCAGGGCCCGCCTGACCGAACTGGGCTACCTGCCCGCCAATGACTCGACGCCACCGGAGGCCGCATGACGAACGAATACATGAGAGAGGAGATCCGCTTCGACCCACTGGTGAGGTCGCTGGCGGTGTACCGAATCAATAGCTACTTCCCGGACCCCCTCGGCAACGGTGAGCAGTGGCAGCGAATGGCGATGGTGAAGGGGCGCTGCGGCCACTGCGGGAAGGACCTTGATGGCCAGCGAAGGTTCATCCACTACGCCGACATTGAGCCTCAGAAGACCTTCGTTGAAGGCACCGGGCAAGAGACGCTGCCGACGGTACGAACCCCGCCAAGGTGCAGCGAATGCATCAAGGGCCAACGCACCGAGAGCCCAATACTCGAAGTGGCTCCGCCCGTTCTGGTGCTGGAGATGGATGAGGGAGACGCCCCACCAAGTCCTGCCCTGCGCAGCGAGACGGTTGAGCGGGCAAGGGCCAAGGGGAGCATCGTCCGATTCGTTCGAGGGTACTTGCAGGACACCTGGGAGGTTGACTCGGTGACGTTGGAAAGGACGGGGAGATGAGCGCAACCAAAGAGCAGATCGAGGCCGTCTACGCCATGATTTCCAACGGAGACATTCGGGTAGAGAGTGAAGAGTTTTTGGTCCCGGAATGTGAATCCATTCACAACCGATCCCGCCGAGTCGAACTGACCTACGACGAAGCAGCGGACACCCTATCCGCCAGCCTTGATGGGCGTCGACATACGACCTACCAACACGCGAGCGTTGACGGCGTCGAGTTCAGGCCGGGAGGCAACTCGCCCTGGTGTCGGGTGAGCTTCGCCGGAAGTCGAACGCCGGACTCCTGGCGCATGTCGGACGCGAAGAACTTCCTTGACCTAGCGGTGTTCTGCGCCGTTGGGGAGTGGATACGTGGGCATCGGGACGATGTGGAGTGGATGGATGCCACTCTCACCCAAGAAGAGCAGGAGGCCGTAGATGCGGTGAGCTTCGAAGGCCAGGCGAAGGCGAACCCGTAGTATCGAATAGGCACCCATGTATCCCACATATTGTGGGTGCCAGTGTTCGCTACCCACTGTCAAAGAATCACTCTTGTGTCATATGCAATCTCGTGCTTCGCGCGGGCAGCGAGGCGCGGAGGTTGGGGCAAGATGGGTGCAGCGGAGAAGCTTGCTGAGGGTCGCAAGTTTGGGGACGGTGTCGAGTTCGAATTGAGAGAGTACTGGGGCTCTCACGAGAGCTGGTATGGCGGACTCAAGTCAAACTTCGGCGCGCTACTTCAAGCGCTGAATGGTGGCGGCAGAAGCACATCAGGAGACAGCGACCACTTCGTTGATGTGATGGACAAGGGCACCGCCGGGACCCGGCGGACCTGGCGCAAGCTCAAGACGATGGCAGACAGGGGGCAGTCGGTGGAGTTGACCATCCTGTACCGCCTGTACGGCGATGTTCTTCGTCACCCCGTACACAACGCCATCGACAAGGCGAACGGCATCCTTGCCGACATGACGGAAACGGCCGAGCGCATCCGAGAGGATCTGGCGGCATCCAGGGGCGAAGTCGCGGAGGAAGAGATTCGCCGGCACACCATGCGCGTGGTGAGGAAGTCCGAGAGTGTGTTCTGGGAGCGAGCCCCGGAACTCCAGGCAGCCGAAGAGAAGCTGGCTGCCATGCGTTCGAGGCTCATCAACATCGGAGTGCAGATGAACGAGGAGCAGGAGGCTGACAAGCGTGCAGAGCTTCGTGCCCGGCGAGACCGTCTCCGAAAACGCATCGAGCGAGCGAATGACAAGCTTGAGCCTTTGCGGGAGGAGGTCTGGCAAGCCATGGACCTTGTCGACTCGGACGACAAGCGACCGGTGTACATGGCCATGTCCTATGCGGACAAGACAACGTCGACCACCGAGGCCCTCGACCTCCGCATCATGCACCCAGGCAAGGACGGCAAGGAAGAGCGCGATGCGCTCGTAGAGTTGCTGCGCATCGAGTGCAAGGTGCTGGAGACCCGTGCCCGTAACGCTTTCCTGGCGGCAGGCAAATGAAAGGCGTCTACCACCTGCGGGAGATTGCAAAGGTCTGGGGGGTGACCAATCGGTGCGCCAAGCGCCGACTCAAGTCCCTCGATGCGCGAGTCCGCCTTGAGTCCAAGGGCAAGGAGTTCCTGCTCATCCAGTTCTGCCCAGGCGGCGACCACTTCATCGACATGGCGATGACGAAGAAGTACCTGCCTGGCCTTGTGTGCGACGACGCAGAGGACCCCATGGTCGCTGTCGCCAAGGCCCAACAGGACATCAAGGAGATGCTCGCAGAGGTGTTGATGAGGGTGAGCGCTTGATCTTCGTCGCGCTCGCTTGGATGGTCGGGGTAGGGGAGGCAGAGCGCTCCTGCATCCTCATCGACACCGCGCTACACGAGGCCAAGAAGCTGAACCGCTCCGATGGGCAGGTGCGGCTCATCTGGTCCTGGGACAACGGGACGCGGCTGGTCCGCGCGATGGCCAAGGAAGGCAGAAGCTTCTTCTGTCGGAAGTGCCCTTGCGGTCAGTACCTTGGCTGCATTCACTGCGGCGGCGTTGGGTATGCGGAGGTGGAGAGATGATCGAGTTTCTTAGGGAGTTCCGATGGTACCGTGCTCTCATCGGCGGATGCTGGGAGCGCTGGTTCACTCCGTCGCTCAGCAAGATATGGGTGCCAGTGGAGGAACTGACGGACGTAGGCGGGCCACGGCCGCACCACTGGTGCCGTGGAACCCCAACTCAGGAGTGGTACCCGTGAGTGTTTCCTACGTACCGATGGGCCTTGCATACACCACCATGTTCGACGGAAGCGTCGTCGCGTTCAGCGGCGACAAGATGTGGATCTCGCTGGACGGCGGGCGAACATTCGAGGAGACGAGCGCAGGACTGCTCAATGCGCATCTTCGCTGGCCAAGTCCGCTAGACGATGAAGGATGTGACCGGCACGGCGATTGGGAGTATGGCGAGGTCTGCCGTTCGGATGTTGTGGCGCTCGCGCGAAGGCTGTCGGCGCACATCGACGCGACCAATAGGAACCACGACGAACTGCTCAGGAGGCTCGCTGCCGATGAGTTCTAGTGTCCGCGCCGAAGACATCGAACGATCCGCAGCCATTCTTGGCGCCTACATGGGAAAGACGAAGGAGTACGTGATCGATCTTTTGGCTGAAGTGCGAGAGAGCGAAGCCGCCCGGCTAGCGATGACAGATCGCCGTCAGGCCAAGCCAGCCTTCGGGCTCCTTCGGGTCATCCCGAGCCACGGAAGCGCAGACGATATCGCCGCGCTCATCGCTGCAACATGGAACGATCCGGAGTGTGTTGGGGTGACACTTGGCGCCAACGGTGAAGTCTTAGCACTCAAAATGGAACCCGCCTTGGACGGCGCCTACACGGTGATGCGCAGCGAGATTGCTACTAGCGGGAGGTGGCACGTAAGCCCCACATACGAACAACCGACGGGCATGCCTCGCAACAGGCACGAGAGGCGCGCGATGGCCGCGCAGATGAGGAAGCGATGAACAAGGATCAGTTTTCGAGGTTCACGGCCATTCGCGGCCGCAAGTGTGAGATTCGCGCCAACTTTAGCCACTTCACCATAGGCGGGTGCCCATCTCCTCCGGATGGATATACCGTTGCGCTGGACGCTGACGGCGGCAAGTACCTAGCAACACGATCGACGCCAGAGGAGGCGTTCGATGTCGCCTGCTCAGCCGCCGAGGTCGGGCTTGGTCTGACCGGCAGAGAAATCAACGCCGGGACTCGCGTCACTGTCAACGGCCGGCGCGGGCGAGTTGAGAGACTGTTCGTTATGGCCGGCGTCGCATGGGCGACGGTGTCATGGCACGGGGACACGGGCAGGCCTCAGCTTGTGGACCCATCGCTCCTTGTTCATGACGGCGACGACGGTAAGCTATGAAGCCCTACGGCACCAACGGCGCCCGCTCGCATTGCTCGGCATGCGGCAAACGGGAGAACGCAGCGGCCAAGGGGAAGGCCCGCGCAGAGAACCGGCAGGCCCCGGCGCAGAACGCCGCCGAGCACGCGACGGACGATGAGATGGAACGGGTCGCAGAGCTTCCCTTCTGCCAAACCTGCGGAGACTATCTCCCGTGTGCGGTGCCCGACGTCGACATTGGGCCAGAAAGGCACGAGGTCTTGAGGCAAGGCGACCCATGGCCCGAGGCGCGACGATGGGCAACAGTGCCTGAAACCCCGTATCGGCTCACCCCGGTTCGGGGTTTCCTCTTTTGTCATTCCGCCAGCAACGAACCGTCCAGGATTCCCGGAGAGTTGCCATCGCGACGTCAAGGGGGCGATCTCCTCAGCAGGCATAAAGCGACGCAAGTCCACGGCAGGAATGCGGATAGTGCCGATCTCGGACTAGCGATCAGGCCGACCCGCCACCCCAGTCCAGCGCCGCCCTCTCCCCGCATCGCCGGCAGTCCACAAAACGCCACCAGACGCGCACGCGAACACTCCGACGACACCAAGTACACCGGACGAGCGCAAAGACGTTCCTGGGGCCAGCCAAGAGCAGCATTGCCCATCCCATCGTCCACCCAGCGACCAGAGTTGCCTGGTCAGGAGCGACCAAAAGGTGGCCAATGAGGGTCGGTGTCGCCCCTGGCTATACCAACATCGCACCGCTTTGCCCCGAACATCCCATGGGTGTAGGAAGGGCCGACGGGACGCGAAACGCGCGCCGGAGGTCATCCTAGCGAGCGGGCAACGTTGCAGATCGTCTCGGTCTCCAACGCCCCGCCCATCACGCGGATGTACGCCACCCGAGCTCAGCTCTCGGTCTGGCCGGACAGAGGCTCGGTTCGATTCCGGGCGCCGCGACCGGTTCTGGTGAGAGACGGGGACTGTCCCACTCGCGTCCAAACGCCGCGCACCGAACCCAACCCTTACAGCCGCGTCCCTCCTTGCGCGGCACCGCCGGACCCCGCGCGGCAGTAGCCTCCCCACCGGCACTGCGGGGGCCCTAACGGGCTCGTCCCCATGTACACCTGCCAGCGCTGCCACCAAGACTCCAAGGACCCAGCAGCCCTATCCCTGGTCCGCAACGTCGAGACCGGACGGAAACACTGGCTCTGCCTCCCGTGCAGGCAAGCCGTCAGGCAACAAGACAGACTCACCGAAGGGCCAGAGTTGCCCAACTGGCAACCAGCTTGGAGGCGCGCCGCAGGATGACCAAGCAGAACCGAGAGTTCCAAGCCCGCCGCATCCGAGCCCTGCTGACCAAACCAGGTCAACTCCTGACCGTCACCCTCCAACACGGCAACGCCTACAACCTCGAAATCGACAACCCGCTCCCGCCCGGAGCAGGTGACGCGTCCCTCGTCTCAGGTTGGATCATCGGAACCGGCCAGCGACTCACCGTCCGACTCGACAGCATCATCGGCGCAGTCGTCTACAACCAGCCGTACCGCAGACACGCAGAAGAGTCCGGCCGTATGCGCAGACTGGTCACCAAGCCAGCCTGAAGAAGAGAACGTGAATCACCGGGAGTCGGCGGTACAGGACAAGGGGCTAAACCCCAAGGCTTCTGTCAGCGCACACCCACGCGCGAACAAGCACTATTAGACAAGATTTGTGCCAACTTGTCAAGTCTCCAGTGTGTCGCGCTCCAAGCGCTGGATATCACTGAGTGGCACTTAGGCAGTACCGCACGATTCTTGTGCACATGGTGCCACCGATACCGACAGATTGGCCCCATCGGTGCAAGCTGACATCGGTGCCCATATGGCCCCCAAGCAAGGCCCAATTGGTCATACGTGACCATACGTTTTTGCGAACACACAAAGACCGATTATGAGCGCCGCAAGCAAAGCCCGGCGGAGAGCCCAGAAGCTGACCACCGCACAACGCGATAAGCGGGTGCTGGAGATGGCGCTCAGTGGTGCCACTTGGCAGGCCATCAGCGATGAGTTGAAGTTTGGCGGCCCGAGCAACGCTTTGCGGGCCTGGAAGCGAATCATCATCACCGAAGGGCCAACGGAGTCCTCTAAGGACGAGGCTCGTACCGTCGCGCAGATGCGGATGAACGCTCTGCTGCTTGCGGTCTGGCCCGAGGCGATCAAGGGGTCTCTCCCGCATTGGGAGAAGGCTCAGCGGGCGTTGGAGAAGTACATCACCTTCTGGGGCCTGGATGCTCCGAAGCAGCAGCAGAACACTGATGTCCATCTGGACGTCGACCCGACGACGTTGACCGATGAGCAGATCGAGCAACTCTCGCGGGGCATCATCCCTGCTGCGCTTGCAGGCAGCCGCCGAGATGGAGAGGCGTCGAAGGCTGAGGGACAGGAGTCGAATCCGGGCGGAGAAGAGCCGCCTGGAGACATGGGCGACTGACTACGATGCGTTCTGCCGAGCCGTTGACGTCACCACGAAGTCTGGTGCCCGGGTTCGCTTCGAGCCCAACGCCATCCAGCGCAAGTACATGGCGGAGCGGACGCAGCGCGACATTGCGCTGAAGGCCCGCCAGATTGGATTCACCACCGAAGAGGTCATCCGGGACGTCTGGTTCTTCCTGACCAAGCCCGGCGCGAACGTCGCTGTCTTCGTCCAGGTCGACCCTGACCGGCAGTCACTCAAGAAGGTCTGCGCGCAGATCTCCCTCATCTTCGACGCGCTCAAGACCGAAGGCGTTCACCTCGACTTCGGCAGCGAGACCACCACCGAGTGGACGTTGCCAAGCCGCAACGCATCCCTTCGTGTGGTCGAGGCAGCCGGCACCGAAGAGGCCGCAAAGAAGCAGGGCCGCGGCGCGACGTACCAGCGCGTCCACATCACCGAGCTGGCGTTCTACGCCTTCGCGACGGACTTCCTCAACGGCATCCTAGAGACGGTAGCTGCCCCGGAGTACGGGACGGAGATCGTCATCGAGAGCACGCCGAACGGCGTCGGCGGAGCGGGCGCGGCCTACTACCGGCTGTTCATGAACGCGGCCCGCGCAGGGTACCGCGCGCACTTCTACCCCTGGTTTGAGCAACAGGAATACCGGACGGCACTCGCAGAGGGTGAGACGGTAACGCCTGAGACGGACCGCGAGCACCACCTCGTCCGCCGCTTCAACATCAGCCAAGAGCAGCTCAAGTGGTACCGCGCGAAGGTCGCCGAGAAGGGTCAAGACCTCGTAGACCAAGAGTACCCGTCTGACCCGCAGACGTGCTTCCTCAGCAGCGGGCGCCGGTACTTCGACAAGGCCAGGACGACGGAGCTGTTGCTCGGCGCGTCCGACCCCATCCACTCCGAGGAAGTCGGGCGCGAGGGCAGCCAAGGCGTCCTTCGCATCTGGAAGGACCCAACACCGGGCGAACAGTACCTGGTGGCCATCGACCCTTCCGAGGGCGTAGGCGGAGACCCTGGCGTTGCCGGCGTCTTCAGTCGGAGAACCGGGGAGCATGTCGCGACCCTGAGCGGTCAGTTCTCGACATGGGAGATCGCGCGCCTCTGCCGCGGCCCAGACAAGCTCGACAAGGACATGAAGCCGGAGAAGGACTACGGTCCTCCAGGCCTCGCAGCGGTCTACAACAACGCGCTGGTCGCGGTAGAGCGCAACAACCACGGCCACGCCGTCCTGCAAGCCTTCGAGCGCGCATTTACCCAGACACGGGTGTACGAGGCGCGAGATGAGAAGCCGGGCTGGCTGAACAGTCCAACGTCCCGATCGTCCGCGCTCCAAGCCTTGCACGAGGCCCACCGGACGAAAGCATGGTCGACACCGGACGCGGAGAGCCTCCAGGAGATCCGCGACTTCGTGGTGACGGAGAAGGGCAAGGCGCAGGCCGAGTCCGGCTCACATGACGACCACGTCCTGATGCACGCCATCGCACTCGACGTCCTGACACACGTCCGATGGAAGCCCCCGAGCGGCGACCGAAAACCACCGCCGCCTGACAGCTCCCGCTGGGGAGACCAGCGAGGATTCTAGACCGAATGTCCGCACTCACCCGCATCGCATGGCAGGCCGCGAAGGCCATCGGCTTTGCGCCAGCAGTCTATCAGCGGGCAAGGCTGTCCCAATCCGCAATGGTTGGCAGAGCAATCCCCGACCTTGCGCTATGGCATCAGTTCCAGCGCATCGGCGGAGCCATCACTCCCACGCAAGTCTCCACCATCCTCCGAGAGGCGGACGCTGGCGACATGACGCGGCTGATGGACCTCGGCAACGATGCGAGGCAAAAGGACGGTCACCTACAGGCAATCCTCTCTCAGGCAGAGGAGGGCATTGCTGGGCTCGATTGGCAGTTGCGTCTACCTGAAGGTGCCAAGGCGCGAGACAAGCGCGCGGCGAAGGTGGCCGAGTCGTACCTGCGGTCGGCGAAGAACTTCCAGCGGATGATCTCGCATCAAGCGGGAGCCATCTACTACGGAAGGGCCATCACCGAGACTGCGTGGCAGAAGCGAGACGGCTTCCTTGTCCCCGGCGACTTCGTCAACCATGCGGCTCGGCGGTTCGTCTTCCGGCGAAGCGACGGCAAGCTTGTCTGGAAAGACCCCGGGATGGTCGAGGTGGACTTCCTCGAAGAGTTCCCCGGCAAGTTCATCGTCTCTCAGCCACGGGTCAACGGCGACGTTCCGTGTCGGGAGGGACTCATTCGCGTGATCGTTTGGGCTGCGATGTTCCGCAACTGGGACCTCACCGACTGGCTCCGCACCGGCGAGGCGTCTTGGAAGCCTTGGCGCATCGGCTACCACGACCCAAAGGCCAACGATGAGGACAAGGAGTCGCTGGAGGCCGCACTGTCGCAACTGACGACAAGCGGCTACGCGATGTTGCCGAAGTCCACCGAGATGAAGATTGAGTGGCCCGGCGGGACATCTCAAAGCTCCAAGTCGACGCACTCGGAGCTGTTCAATGTCATTGCTCAGGAGATGAGCAAGGCCGTGCTCGGGCAGACCGAGACGGTACAGTCCTCAAACAGCAGCGGCTACGCGCAAGCGAAGGTGCATGAGCGCGTTGGCGGAACTCTCCTCAAGTCCCGCGCCAAGTCTGTAG